CGCGGCCGTCTGGTTTGAGTCCGGTGTATCCGCAGCAGGTAACTTGAGCGGGGAAGCATCCAGTTTCAATGTCGATTGAGATAAGTGCGCAGTCCGCAAGCCAATCGCGCGCAGCTTCACAATCGCGAGTTGTTCGACATACCGAATACACGAAAGGAGGAATCTTGCGTGTGCGTCCATGATAGACTCGTGCGACCTTCTCCCAATCTCGGGCGACGATCCATGATCCAGATGGGATTCGATAGGGTTCATACTTGACTCCATCGCCGTCGTCGTCAGACAGCAGACGCTCGTCGACGTTACGGTGAATCGCAGTGATGGGGAGGGTGATGACGACGGGGATTCCATGGAACTCATAGACCCCGCCGCGCATCTTGTCGAGCGTTGCGATTCCCATGTCCCAATTGGCAAAGATTCCGAGGGTCACTGGGTCAGCGCACACGATCACAGAGGGCTTGATAGCCTTGACTCGGAGTTCGACCGCCTGCAGGATCTTGTCGCGGTTCTCGGGATTGAATCGCGGAGTCTTCTCGTTCTTGTATTTAACCAGTGGTTTGTCCATCAAGTTAAATACATTGGCGATGATAACCGACTGCCGCCGAATCTTGCACGACGTCAGCAACTTGTTGAAGATGGGTTCGTAGCCTTGGCTGACTCCGAACTTGTCAGTCAGCAGAAGAATCCGGCCGGTGTTCTGCGGTGCGATCGCCATTACCAAACCTTCCCGGTGTCCGAAGCTACCGCCTTGGTCGACTCTTCAGAGCCTACGTAGCAAGGGAACACGTTGATTCCTGACATAATAGAAAGAAACACGATTCCGCCACTGTCGATCACGGCTTTGAGTTCGTCAGGGTCAAGCTGCCACGCGCTCACTACCGTTGCTCCGTTCATGAATACGGGGAGTCGCCCGACCATTTCGTCGAGGCCGGGCGGGGGTCCGAAGTCATGGGTGAATCCGGCGAACTTAATCGGATGCGCCATCTGCCTTCTCCAAGTCCTTCTGCGTATAATACTCGATCAAATCCTTACGGCTGCGCGGGAACAATCGCCCGATCGCCCGATGATTCGAATTGTGGTCCAGCGCCTCCATGTCCCGATACCACATTTCTTGCAACTGGAGTTCAGTCAAGTGGGTATTCGGAACCGGAGTCGTGCGACTGACTACGACCTTGCTGTCAGACATTAGGTTCTCCTTTTGGTGAGTCATGAGATTTCTGCTTTGACCTGCCGCCCGTGCGCGAAGGGATCAATCAACTCGCACGTGAATCACTGCACCTAGTTCAGACCTTACATTGCCGTCTTTGAAAATGCAAGCTAGGTGGGGGGCAATTACCAGCTCATGACTCACCGAAAGGGGGCGGGAACCCCGAAACAGATCACCAACCAGTGGCTGAGTCCCCGCCCTCTCGAACAGAAGAGTCGTTACTTCTTCTTCGCTTCGATACGCAGACGCGCATCCTTGGTCGTCGGATCACCCTTGCGCGGCTGCTTGATGATCTTGCCGGCGAACTCGTGACCCACGATCGAGTCGACGATGCCAGGCTCGGCACCTTCCACGCCGCCGAACGGACCTTCGTTGGGGAGTCCGATATCAGCGATGAACGAGCGAATCAGGCCGAGTCCTTCGGTCGCCTTTTCGGGGACGACATAGAACTTCTCGGTGTGCTTCTTGCCGAGCAGCGACTCCTTCTCGACGCCGCGTTCAGCGACCGCCTTGACTTCGACGACTTCCATCACGACCTTGAGCACGATGCGGCGCTCGTCGTCACGATTGGTGGTGTCCTCGAACGCAGCGGATTCACCGCGGAACGTGTAGGCGCCGGCCGGCAGCGATTCGAAACGAACTTCAGCGATTTCCGAGGCGTCGATTCCAGCGAGGTCAGCCAGCGAGAATTCGACTTCGTTGTTTTCTTCGATCGACATACGAGGTTACTTTCATTCGAGTTGAAGTTAGACTGACGGGACTACTTCTTGAGTCCAGCCAGCCCTCCGAGTCCCTTGACCGTAGACGGCTGTGCCGCTGGAGTCGCAGAACTTGAAGCTGGTTTTGCGCCGAGAACCTGTGCGGGTTTCTTGGCCAGATATGCGCCGGGTTCGTGGATTGTGAGTCCAAGTCCGGTGTCTTGCTTGCCGTCGGGGACAACGCCGCCGATCGACTTGACGAGATTTGCGAACGAATGTGATTCGCGAGGGTCGCCCTTTGAATTGAGGTGGCCGCCAGATGTTCTAGCATTTGTGGCGGTAAAGTCAAGTTCGCGTTTGCCATACTTGGAAACGTCAATCCAACCAATGTCGGAAAAGAACTTGCCGAGAGTCAGACCGTGCGGCTTCGAACTGGACTTGGGAATCATCTTGGTCCACTCGACGATGCGGTCGATCTCTTTGACGTTGCGAACTTCCTTGCCGTCCGGACTCCGAGTCTTCTCGTATTGCTCCGGGTGGCCGATCACGATTACGTGGCACGGGAACTTCTGGAGCGTGGCGGCGATGGACGTGAGTCGGTTGCCGACGCCCGAGTAAAGGTTCCGCTCGATCTTTTCGACGTCAGCGAGTTCGACTCCCATGTCGTTCGCCTTGGCCAGCATGGCGGACAAAGCCAAGGTCGTCCACGAGTCCATGACGAACACCCAATTGTGATCGAGGCGGGATGGGACGAACTCCCAAATCTCGTCGAGGGCATAGCCTTCTTCGTCGACTCCGTCCTTGATGCCAAACTCCTTCTGCTTGGTGTCGTTCCAGATGAAGCGAGTCGAAGTCGTGAACGCTGTCAGCGTGTCGATCATGCGGGGGTTCTTGTCCCCCACGAGAATGTCGCCGACTTCCATATAGAAGATTCGCGAACGTGCTTCGAGCGAGAGTTGGCTGATGGTCTGCTGCGCCACGTCGCCGTCGAAGTAGAGGACATTGAATCCAGCTTCGGCAGCGCGGGCCGCCCAGTCTGACTTACCGGCTTTTGGGTCGCCGAGAATCAGAGCCTTGATCAGTGCAAGTTGCGGCGGAACGTTGCTTGCGCGCGGCATGAATCAAATCCTTTCTGATAAATAGAACTGCAACATCTGGCGCATCCAGAGTCGCTTCGAAAATCTCGTAGTCCGAGCCGTTGATCACCAGCTGTTGCGGGACTTCTTGGCCCACTGCGTAGTAGCGAATCTCATGTGTTGTCGGCTCACTGGATTTTGTTGAGGTCGCCCGACGCCGTGACTCCGAGGACTGTCGTGCAGATTTCTGGGTCGGCTCCGAGTTGGACCGCCTGCGTCCACGCTTCTTTTTTGAATTTGAGAAACTCATCGGGGGACTCCAGCCCATAGATGATGGCAACCGACTTGGCGATTTCCCAATCACGGGATTCCATCCACTCGGGCGGGGTGTCGCCGACGCGGTATTGGATGATCTGCGACTCGGGACCGGTGCCTGCCGCAACTCGTGCCTTGCCTGCCAACATCGTGTAATGGAAGCAGGCGTGGCAACGCATGTCGAGAGTCAGGTAGCCCTTTGGCTGCACGAGATTTTCGTAGAACGGACGATCGTAATGAAGGTCTTTCTTGTCAGGCGGTAGCGACATGACTCAGTATCCTGCCTTGGCTGCCTCGACGGCGAGTTGCCGGAGGTAGTTGAATTGCTTGATCGTCGGGCCGTATTCATCGCCGACCATCTGCCACGCCGACAACTGCTGGACATAGAAGTCTGAGTCGTATTCGCTCAACCAGCCTGCGTTGAAGGCTTTGCCGACGGTTTCGAGTGCATCTTCCCACATCTTCTTGTTGAGGCGGGCGCGCAGGTCCATGCGTTGCGGTCGATTCATTAGTCCCCTCCGTTGCCAAACACGTCAATTTCCGCGACGATCCACGGGGTCTGGTCGATTCGATGCTCGGGTTCGTCCCCCATCAACAACCAGTCGGTGATCTGTTCGCGGTCACGAATCTCACAGATGTCAAGGAAGTAGCAAGGGCGATTCCAAGACATGCAACCCCCATTGGTGCGAGGGAAGTAGTCCATTTCCATGCTACGCTGGATTCGCTGGGCGGCGAGGACGGTGTTGATCAGCCAGTCCTGAATGTCCGACGAGTCCTTGCGGAACGGGTAGAGTTGAACGCGGGGTGCTACGAGGTCGACGTAACAATCGAGATAGAGAACCTCGAACTCTTCGACTCGGTTGCCGACGATATGCTCAAGCACGATGCCATATGGAATCTGCTGGCCGTCGAACTTATACTTGGGAGTCGCGTCTTCCATCGTGCGGCGGTTGGTCTTAATGTCCATGGTGCGGACTCGATCAGTCACACGATGGCGCATCGCCGCGTCCATGAAACCAGTGAACGCAATGCCGCGACCGTCGGGCAGGTCGATGCCTTTGAGTCGCAGTTCGAAAGGCACTTCGATCGCGGGGACAACCACGCCGTCGAGTCCTGACTCGCGTTCTTCATCGGTAGGCGGGCGCTTGATAGTCATCAACTCCCACTCTTCCATCTTCCCGTAGTGCATCATTTCGTCGAGAGTCGAGATACAAGCCTCAAGACTCCGATCATCTGTGCGCTGCGAGAACTCCCCGATGTATGGGTAGTCGAGCATCAACTGCCAAGTCGCGGCGTCCTCGTCACCATGAGTCAGGTAGTGCTGATAGCCATGGTGCAGGGCGGAGCCGACGTCTGCTGCGAATTGATCCGGGTCACGCGCGCGGCGAGGATACAGCTTGTTGAACTCGAACTTGCGCATACAGGTGTCGAGCAAGTTGAGACTCGAATAGCTGACCTTGAGATACTCACGGCTCATCACTTGGATACTCCCAGGTCGATTCATCGGCATACAACTCTTCAAGGAGTCGTTCGTCTTCTGCCTGCGTCAGCTCCACAAAGGGAGCGTTGGGGTTGTTGGCATCTGCGAGTCGCCAAGCTTTATACTCGATCAACTCGATGTGATCCCAGCTAACGTGCCGGAAGCTGCCGTCTACTTCAAGCATGACTCCAGAGTCGGACTTGAATTGACGACTGAAGCTAGTCATCGTCGTCACCCATTCCCGCCATCATCTTGTCGAGGATACTCAAGGCTTCACTGCTGGCTGCCTTGCCCTTCGACTTGCTGGCTGCGCGGCCTGTCCCGCCTTTGCGACTCTTTTCCTGCTTCTTGATCCGCGCCATGCCCATCGAGTTACGCATACCGCGAATCATAGTATGAACATCGTGATCGGAAATCAGCTTGGTGTATTCGGGATTCTCGTCGAGTTCGATCATGACATTCCGAACCGACTGCGCGAACAACTCGGCGTCGTGCAGGATTTGGTAGATGCCGTCGAGCGATTCGATAAAGAGACGCTGCTGCTGAGTCAAGTCAGCCGGCAGGTCACGGTCGGGGGCGGTCGCCTCAATCTCGTCGAAGTAGCCGGAGATCGTGGTCTGCTCGCGAGCCGGAGTCGCGTCGATCGAACCAGCATCCATGGCCGCGAGATCAGCGAGGTCGAAGCCGATCGAGTCAGGATTGACAGCAGACTTGGTCGGGGCGGCGGGAGCTTCCGCGCGCTTGAGCAACCCGAGTGGGTTTTGCTTGGCCGGTGCTGACTCCGAAACAGCAGGAGTAGGCGTCGGGGCGGGAGCCGTTGTCGCGCCAGCCTTAGCCTTCTGCATCGCCAGCAGTTTATGAAGTTGACTCATGCCATGCGCTCCAACAAATCATCCAGCATTTCCAGCTGCATGTGACGTTCACTCTTTGCTACCCACATCACCAAACAGTCATGCCGTTTGCCGTCGAGTGTGGTGTAGGGGAAGGACTCGGAGTGCAGCGTAAACTGCGCAACCTTCTTGCCCTTGCGCTTTTGCCGTTCGCGCGACCGAGACAGGCAAGTCCTGAGTCGCTGAAGCACTACCCTCGCTTGGTTGGGCGGAGTAAGAAACTTCGCGCGGTTGCCCTTCAACATCGACTCTTCGAGCACACGTCCCAAGAGAGTCGGAGTGTCTGGGTCGTCGTCAATCTTGATCCATACGGACATTTGATTGTTCCCTGATTCCGAAAAGTTCTGAAAGTTTCATCTAAATTACCATGGTCGGACATGGTTGTCAAGGGGTGAGTCGAATTTTCTTTGGCGAATCAACCTGCGAGAGTTCATCGAGGAATGGGTGTGGACGAGCCAGACTCAAGTCACAAATCTCTCGCAAGAATTGAATCGCCGCCAGCCTGCAACTCTCGCAAATCAAAACCTTCTCGAAGATAATCCACGAGACGGGTTCATTGCGATACTTAGTGTTGCAGCACTGGCAGACGATTCGCCGCATGACTCAGCCAATGTCCATGAGATACATCACCAGCACGACGAGGATGCCGGCGTTGATGATGAGTCGCAGGACGTTGGTCCACGCATAGATCGTGTTGAGCCGATTGGTCCGATTCTCGATTCGGGCTTGGGCGTCATGCCACTCGCGATGGAATCGTTCTTCTTCGACCAGTAGATCGCCGACGCACTTGTGCACAGCACCCGTGGAGTAGCTGATAGTGTTCAGCTTCTGGTAGAGATCGTTGGTCTGGGTGGCATTGTGATTCGCAATGTCCTTGTGCAGTTCCACGAGTTCGCGCTTGGACGCAAAGACCGCATTCGGAATCTCGCCCGTCAGCGCCTGCATCATTTCACGGTGGCGCCGGGCCGCGGTCGATTCGACTTGTGCCTTTGCTTCAGGCTGCGAATCAGCAGGGAGAATGAGCGGGCGGCCTTCGACTTGATTCTTGATTGGGTCTGTCATCTGATTCGACTCCTAGTATTTGGCTGCCAAGTAACTCATGGACAGCGAGAGGATGAACACTGCGATAAGTGCCACGATGAACCCGAGAATTTTCGACTCAAGTTCGCCGGCCACTTTCCAGTAGATCGAGACTCCGCTGCGCCAAAGCAGAGCCACGATCACGAGTTGCGCAAGCGCGCTGAGGATAGACTCGATCATCCGACCCACTCAAAGTGGGGGCCGTCGATGAAGTCCTTGCCGGGATGGCGTTCACTGTAGAGTCGGACTTCACGCTCATATGCGTTAGCGTCGCCGCCGAAGTCAGCGAGAGTCCGATCCCATGCGCCGCCCCACCGAATACTGTCAGCGACACCCAACGCGGTAGCGGCTTGGTCCACGGCAAACACCACAGGGAAGATCAACTTCCAATCCCACTTTGGAATCGAACCGACCACCGGCACCGCGTCAAATGCATGTGAATACCCGTCCTTCTGCTTGAGGTGCTTCGAGTTGAGCGTCTTGCTCATGCCCTTGGCAACGAGTCGCTTCTGTTCTTCGGGAGTCCGCAGCCCGTCGAAGATCATGAAGTCCTGAGTCGAAAGCCGCAGCGCCAGATCAGCGACGTCGACCAGAACAGGAAGGACTCCAACCAGTTCAGCCTTGGACTTGGCGCCGAAGCGGAAACCCGAGTCGACCATCTTGGCGTTGGACTGGTTGACCGGCTCGTCCTGCGCCGTGACCACGATTTCGTAAGGTTCGATTCCGTCCTTGACGAACTCCTTTATATTCGCCACCGCGTAGGTCAGCGGCCTGCTTTTGTGGAAGATTTGCGATTCGAGATAGTCCCGAAACTCTTGATTCGTCTTCATTTCAAACGTCTCCTTCGTTGGTGGTCATGAGTTCCACGTGCGCCTCAATGACTCCCTTGATGTTGGCGGGCACGTAGTTGTCGGACTTGAGCACCTTGCCGATCGGCTTGGATGCGTCATGCCAGAACTCTTTGTGAGTCGGATCTTCGCAGTGCGTGACGTTGGCCGCACTCGTGTAGACCGGATCGCAGTAGCCGCAGCGATTCACAATCGGCTTGCCGTCCGTGTCCAGCTTGGTCATGTTGCTGGCGAAGACTTCGTGGTCGGCCTCGTCCATCGGGAGTCCGAAGGCAACCGCCGTGCCGTTGGCAATGACCTTGACGTCCGCGAGTCCATCGAGAGTCTCGACTGGATCATACAGCTGGCCTTCGCAGTGAATGATCGTGAGCGCGTCGCTGATGGGAGTCGGCCAGTCCTCAAAGTGTCCTTCATGGTTCTGCCGCGAACCCATCACTGCAATGGTGACTCCGAGTCCCTTCTCGATCGTCTCGATCGTCTCTTCCAGCAACAGCTTCGCCCGGAGAATCCGTTCCCCCACAGTCGGCGTAATCGGCACGTCGTTCCGCTGCATGTCAAACGCCTCGTGGAATTTGTGCGCCCGTTCGAATCCGGTCTTGGCATAGTCGATCGGTTCGATCAGGCCGAGAGCCAGCGCCGAATCAGTTGCGAACTTCTCCATTTCGATTCATCCTTTCTGGGTAGTCCTGCTTATCCATTTCACCTGCCAACGCGCTAAGCAGAATCACGATGGCGAAAGCTACAATCCATTCACGTTTGGTGATTTTGTTCTGGGTCACTTGAGTCTCCAGACAATTAGGTTCTGGCCTTCGCGCATGGTGCGATACCTGCGAATCCCATCTTTGTTGATCCCATACAGATACTTGCGGTAGTTCGCCAACTCCTTTTCGTTGCGAAACTCCATCTCAAGAGTCGTTGCCAACCCGAGCCTTTCAACTCGGGCGGCAAATGCGCTGGTCTGCTCAGCGTGAGTCATGAGTTAGTCCTTCTTCTTGCTGGCTGCGAGCAACTGCGCTAGGGTTTTGACTCCCGGCTTAGCCACAGACTCCGGCTTGGGTTCGACAGGCTTGGCTGCGACTCGCACAGCCTTGAGCAACTTTGCATCGGGGATCACCCCGGTCTTGGGATCGGCTGGCTCGAAGTCAGCGAACTCGAAATCCCAGCCCGATCCTGCATTGTCCGGCAGCGAATCGAAATGAGGCAGCAAACGCTGGTCTCCGAGGCGATTCAGTGTTTCGAGTGTCCGGTATGCACCGATGGGAGTCACATATCGAACAGATTGTAAAAGCTGTGCTGGCTTGGGGGTGATGACTCCTCGATCAACAACAGGTGCTCGTTCAGCGTCCTCGTTTGGCTTTGATACCGGAGGAGTCGCGGTAACGTTGATCGTGAGATTCCTGATGTTGATTTGGATTGGGCGCGGCGCTGGAGTCGCTGCTTCAACTTCCGCTGCTTCGTCTTGTTCTGGTTCGATTTGCTGCGGGGCATAGGGAGTCACATCCTTTACGAGTGCGTGGGGGTTGGGGAGTTTCACACGAACGGCTGCGCCAATGAGTCCTTCTTTGGTCAGCGCAACGAAGTTCGCGATCTTCTGTTTGACGGTCGTGCCCTTGATCGACTGTTTGCCGAGTGCGTGGCCCTGACCCTGACGAGTCACAAACAGGATTGCCTTCTGGCTGGCGCGGGTCAAGGCGGTGTAATACCACTCGCGAGTCAGCGGACGCTTGTGCGTGTTATGCACAATGACTGCAACCAACGGACACTCGCCGCCCTGCATCTTATGGCAAGTCGCGGCATATGCCAGCATGAGACTCGCGACCTTGGCCTTGCTGTCGAAGTCGATGGTGAAGGAGTGTTCGCCCTCTCCGAATCGAACTGTGACGATGTGGCTGGCGGGGCCGGCGTCCTTCTTCTCCTTGGTCTTGTCGAGTCCGATAGAGGCATCGTTGACCATCTCCTCAAGAGAGAAGTCGTCGTCCTCGTCATCGAATCCTTCGTCGATCTCGCGCAGATACTCGTTGACTTCATCGAGCGGACCCCAACGGCGTGAGTCACCATCGTATCCACCGTTCGCAACGATGTTCTCGATCAGGCCGGTCATGCCGTTTGTGATTCCGGCTTCATAGTCATTAACAGTAGCCATGACTTTATCGCCGACTGCGAATTGCTGGCGCTCGCGGCCTGCGTCGATCAGGTATCGAGTAGCATTCTGATTCAGCTTGACGACCAACTCGCGATTCATCGGAGCCTGACCCAACTGGTAGCCGGGCGCGGTCTGTTCGAATCCATTGGTCGGCGTGATGATAACGTCGCGGTTCGGATCGTAAATCCGATTGTGCAGAAGTTTCATCGTTGTCTGAATCACGGCTGCTGCCTGCGCTGGCAACTCGGGGACTTCAACGACTGCGACGCGCCAATCGTTATTGTTGACCAGCCAAGCCGCCGTCGTAAGAATCGGCTGCATCTTCTCTTGCGCAGTCGCTCCCTTCGCGTTAGGCACAATCGAAAGCGGAATCGGATTGTCCCCAATGGGACGCATACCCTTGAGAATCCGATGCGCGTTGTCAACGATCGAGTTGTTCGCGCCCTGCTGACGGTGGACGTGAGTCAGTTCGAAGACCGGCCACTTAGCCATTGCGAATCCGAGGACCGACTTGCCATGTGTCGGCGGGAGCTGGTTAATGTCGCCGATCATATAGATTCGCGTGGACGGCTTACATGCCGCGAGCAGTTGGTGCCAGAGTTCGAGTCCGAGCATACCGGCTTCGTCGATTACGACAATATCCCAAGGCATGAGATTCGTGTCGTCATACGTCGGAACGAACCGGCGCTTGCCGACCATATCACCCGACTCAGGATCAATGTCCTCATAGAACTCTGGGTAGAAACCGAGCGCTCTGTGAATCGTCATGATATTGCCGTGCCAGTCGCGCGGGAAATTCTTCTTGGTCATCTGGCTGGCACGCCCGGTGAAGCTCACCATCACGATGGATGGAATGAGTCGTTCGGGAATCTCGTAGTCGTCCTTCTCGTCGGGTTCACCGCGCATCCAGTAGCGACTCATGTCAACGTCGTCGAGGCCGTCACGCAGCAAGTCGACGAGTTTCTTAGTCACGGTGGTTTTACCAGTGCCCGCCGCACCGATCATGCAGCCGAATTGCTGCTGAACGAGTCCATAGACCGCGGCAAGCTGGGATTCGTCGAACGGAAATTCGTCGTCAACGAGGCGCGAGAGTTTCTCCGATTCGTCAGAGATATTCTCTTCGGTCGGCTGCGCGACAGGCTTGGTGTCGCCCGGTGTCGAGTCGATGATTGCCTGACCAACTGCGAGTTCGGCGTCGGTCGCACGAACTTCATCGGTTACGATCTGGGTTGCTTCAGCCGATGGAGTCGGAATGACGCGCGGGGCTGGCAGAGGCGGACGCTTGAACGCCGCGAGGTTGAGAGTCTTGAGGGTCATGAGAAACTCCGAGTCACAATGCAGGCTTCAATTCGGTCGGCGGGATCAACCTGCCGGTTGTGAATCGAAATCTGCCGGATAAGGTCGTTGGCTTCGTCGGTGCGCAATTCCTTGGCTTGACTCAAGCTGGGCGTCCAGCCTTTGCCACTCCAATAATGCGTAACGTCGTCGATTTGTGCTGTCACCAGTTTCATGATTCAGCATCCTTCGCCAGAGATTGCAGAGGGGAGTCGTTGCCACGACATACGATAGGTCATCGCATGGAGTCCGGCTTTCGAATCGGCGTAGCTGCCATCCCAGACTCCCCAACGGTAGAGGAACATCTTGAATCGCAGGTTGCTGATGTAACCGCCATAGCCGAGTCGCTCGCACTCAAGGTCCATCATGGCGCGGGCCTGAAACCCGTCAATGAGTCCTTCGCGATACAGCTTGCCAATGGGAGCGAGGTTCATTCTGCTGACTCCTTGTTGAGCTTGCCGAGAAGGCTGACGAGATTCGGCTTTAGCGTCGGCTTTGGCTTGGGTTGAGTCATGACTGGCTGCTGCGAACCATTCAGGATTGATTCGAGAGCGTCAAGCGCTTGGCTGACCGAGGCTTGTTTTGCCTTGGTTTTCTCACTCACAGGACGGCCCATTTTCTTGGCCGCTTGCGCAGACTTTGTTTTCTTGAGTTGTTCCGCGTGCTTGCGCGACGCGATTTGCGGATTCTCAAGCCAGCTACGCACATAGGCTGGTTGCGAGTGAGTGTTGCCACGGAACCATTGGGCTTCGCGAGTCAGTTGCTGGTCGCGCGCGTCGAATTTTTCGAGTTGTTCAAACACCCATGACTCAAAGACCTTGAGCAGGTCTTTACTATTCAACTCATCCAGCAGCCAAAAGACGCTGAGTCCATCACGGTTAACGCGGGTCCAGCGACCGAGCCGATCGAGGACGAACAACGAAGGAGTCATGTCGTGGAGATTGCACTTGGAGTCGAGTTCGAGCAGCCAATGAATCCACGGGGTCAGATCAACGCCGGCGTCATCGAGTCGGGCGAGGCGCTTATACATCATGATTCGATCGTGAAGAAATGCCGTCGTGTCGCGGCCGCGCTCAACCAGAGTCTTGCGATTGGCGTGGTAACGATTCACAAGAAAAGCCAAGCAATCGACCGGGCGCTTTACCATGAGGTTGGTCAAAGTGACTCGATCAGGACGGTTCAGGCAAATCGAAGGGCGCATGGCCGCGATCGTGCGTTCGATGAGTCCGTCGAGCAAGGAGTCTTCGGAGTCGTAGTCGATTTCCTCGGCGGCGAAAATGAGTTCGTCTTCTTCGAGGAGTCCGATCTGGCGTCCGGTGTGCAAGTCATAGATTGCTTGCGGATCAATTCCGCGCTCACGGATGGATTTTGCACGTAGCGACTCAAGGTCGAGGCTCGTGTCGAGTTCGGACAGGATGGAAAGATCAGTCATTGGGAATCCCCTACAAATGGGTTCAGTTGGATTCAGTCGCAGGCGAAAGCAAAACGCTGCGGTCGTTATTCATGGCCCAATGAAGATGATTCATGAGCCATTTGCGATCGCTGGAGTCAGTCCAATTGATGGACTTTGAATCAAACTTGCCGGGCTTGCCGGGAGTGGTTAAGACTTGGACTTTCATGACTCAAGGCCTCCTATTGGCTACTGGAAACATGACTCCCAGGGTGCAAGGCATTAGTGACTCGAAGGGCTTTGAACCCTGGGAATCGAATCTGTTTTTTCTTTTCAGTTTATCATGGATGATTCCAAATGTCAAGCCCCCCGGAGTCGAGTCCGAAAATAAATTTCAAGTCACGAAAAGTGAGTAAGTTACCTAGTCCTGCCAGACTGGATACAAGTGCCAAATTTCGGGGAATCGCGAACGATAGGCAGTAATGATTTCGTCGATGATTGATTGGCTGAGTCCGACGCGCTTTTCAGGGTCGCAGATTCGCTTATAGGCTTGGCCTTCGGGAGAAGATTCCGCGTCGAATGCTTGCTGCACTGTGACTCCGGGAACCAACTCAACTTGATCGGCGGGGGGTGCAGATGCGATTGATGACTCGAACAAGGCTCGTTCTTGATCCTCCGGCGCAGATGTGAGTGAGATGATTTGAGTCTTTGACATGCGGATCGTCAATGTTAGGGCTTCTCCTTTGTGGGATTGCATGATTTGACTCGCACGGATCAACAGCTGGTTTGGGGCGGCATGGCCGAGGGGATACTCGGAGTCGTTGATCGAGAGCAGGCCGAAAAGATGAATGTCTTGGTTCATTGTGAGTCTCCACTGGGTTTATATTAGAACTTGCTAATGTTCGCAAGACTGTTGGAATGGGATGAGTCAGAGCTTAGGCATCACCCAGCCATCGTCGCCGGACAAATCGAGAGTCTCGTCCAAGTCTGCGTCTCCGACTCCCATCGAAGCGAGGGCTTTGGCGAGGTCGTCAGCCATCGAGTTGCTTGCGCGCGATTTACGTTCGGGTTCAATGCCTCGACGGGCATCCGACTCGTTACGCGCAATGCTGATCTGTAGGCGGGTTGCCATCGTGACATTGCCCAAGTGTTGAATCAAATGTAGCAATTGCTCTTTGAGCGGGGCGGCAGGGACAATTGTCCCCTGATCTTTCGAGTCCCCAACATTCCTATACCCCAAAACTACCTCGGTCGTCGGCTTCATGATTCATACTCCTAATCTAGCCAGCCGGAATCAGCTTAGCTTTCTACATCCGTATATTTCTGTTGCTCCGCAAGGTTCGAGTCGATGTGAGTCAGATGTAAAGTTGAGGCGGGACCGCTGACGCTCGCGTGTTGCTCCGCAAGTCTAGCGAGTCTCGCAACTTTACGCTTTCGGGTTACTCGACCAATCCGCCTGTCGGCGGGGACTCACTCGAAAACCTAGCCAAAACACTATCTCACTATCCTAGCCTGTAATCTAGTGTAATTCCTAGTTTCTAGTCTACTCCCTACTACTAGCCAAAAACCCCCCTGTTCGCACTCCACACCCCTCCCGGCCCTTTATTCCCAGATAGACACGACGAGTCTCTAGACCCCCTTCAAAAATTCAATGAACAAATCAATCCTTATGACTCACAACTATCGAAAGGTATGGGGATTTTTGAAGGGGGAGTTATGAGTTGAGTCATCGACGCGACAATAAGAGAGGCCGGAGGGGAGGGATTCGCCAACATCGCCTGTTCTTCGCTACTAGTAGACAATAGACTAGAAACTAGACTAGAGACTCGCAATTTCGCTAGGCTTTCAACTAGATTTCGTCTGACTCCGATTCACTTAGATTTGTTGGATTCATTCGATTTGGCTTGTCCGTGACTCCGATAGCTTCGCTTTAGCTTGACGTTCAAAGATGTGTGACTCCGACCGCCCGATTTCTCCCACTCACAACGAGATGTTACGTTATATCATTCTGTTCACGTTTTGTTCCAAGGTCTCAAAAATTTTTTGGCTTAAACCGATAGCTTATTCTGAATCAACTTCTGTTTGACTCAAATTCATCCTTCGCTCGCTTCGCAGTCCGCTGCGCTGGCTTATAAATGACTCGCATTCGCTCGGAGTTTAAGAAGTGTTAACAGGCGCGGAGCCCGACATAGGTTGATTCTTACTATCTATCTATCAAAAGCAATCAATTATATCACTCTCGCGGAACGACCGGGCGACTCCGTCGCTGTTAACCGGTCTAACAAAAGTCAAGTCCAAGCGGACTCCTTCACTCCATAAAACAATTCCCATGCGGAGCATCAGGAGTCCCTTTTAGTGCTGACCGACTCACATAACGCTTGACTCACACTTAGTTTTGTTGGAATTCTTTTATTCCGTTACGGTTCGCCAAGCTACGCTAGATGATGAATCATCAAGCTACGCTAGTCGAATGACTTTTGTCCCGCTGCGTGATGACGTTTTGCCAGTTTTGATTCAAAACGAAAGGTTCAACCATGGAAGACGAACAGTTGGATTTGCCGCTATGGTATCTGGATTCAGACGGCAACGTAGTTTGGTTCGATGAAGAGGAGTTGTTCTAATGCGCCCGACTAACCATAACGCGAATCGCGAACTTCGCAACGCAATTGGTCACTTGGCCGAAGCATTGCCTGCACGGATGAAGACTCGCGCTGAATGCATCGAGTTCGCAATCATCGAGATTCACCGCGCACTTGAAATCCAACCCGAGCTTCGTGACATTGTCTTGCGGGGACTCGCGGACCGCAACCTCACTATTACCAACATTTGGGAGTAACGCACATGCAGACGTTCAAGATCATCGACGAGTCCGCTTTGCCGCTCGGACGCCACGACATCGCTTTTGACGCAACCGTTGGACTCGATCCATACCTCGCAGTCTTGCACTCATTCCGCGTCCTTGCCCCGAACATCGCGCCCACGTCGCAGGATGTTGAGAGCATGGTGCGACTCGCAGAGGATATTCGCGAGACGCTCAAGCGATTTGGCCTCGCGCCAACCCACCCAGTTTACATAGCGGAGCATCCTGACTCGGACCTTGAAGGCCCAACACTACAGGTTAGGATTTGCAACTGCCGCCCGGTTCAACTCGCAGATGTTTGGATCGAGTTCGTCAACACCCCGATGGCATTCTTCTACTGGGAGTCCTGAACATGACCTATCATGCAACTCACCGCACCGTGTCAGTCACTTACACGGACAGCATCGGAGTCGAACGCGAGTTCAAGTTCACCGCAGACCATCGTGCTGCGATGTATATCACCGAGGAGTTCATTCTGCGATTCGGAACCGACGCGCACCCCGTCGCAGTTTGGATCATCGGTGGATGGACCGGAGAGTGGTCAAGTGATCAATTGCTCACTCACGAATTTTCCCGGTTCATGCGCGAGAAATGGGAGGTCTACCGCTAAAATAGGGCTTGCATCCCACACGCTGATTTGAGACTATCACCTAGGCTCCCGAGCATGAATTGCAAGTCTCGGGAGTCACAACAACCTGATCAGGAGTTTGATTCAATGACCGACACCACCAACACCGCCGCAGAAACCGAAACCGCAGCCAAGACCGTGCTGACCGACATGGACTCGCGCAAGGTCTTCCCGACCGCTGAGGAAGCACTCGCATACATCACCGAGCGTTCGCAGTCGCTGTCGGACTTCGGCGAGCATCCGCTCGTGATCGCGGGCCTCGATGATGACGATCAGTTCGACCCCGCCGTCTACAACGACTCGATGGACGTTGCAGTCTCGGTGCTGACCAAGAAGGGCAACAAGGCTGAGAACATCGACTCTTCGGTGATCGCAATCGTCGTGTTCCCCTGCCCCAAGCTGGACGCGGTGCTTGCGGACTCGACCGCCTCGGAATGGCTCGTCGAGATCATGCGCAAGGAGTTCAACCACGTCGCAGTCCGCAACCTGCGCAAGGCAGAGTCGGCCGAAGACCTTGAAGAAGCACGCAAGGGCATGCCCTGCTCGATCGCGGACTACACCACGAGTCAGCGTGAGACCAGCGGTGGGATTCTCGAAGTCTACAACACGCTCTGGCAGCAGATCAAGAAGGCGGTCGGCACCAAGTTCAAGGCGTTCGCCATCGCCAATCTGTCGAAGAAGGAACTGCGCAAGGGCATCGAGTCCACGTCCTACGCAGCCAACACCTACCCGACTCTTGAGAACCGCACGACCAAGGCTGGCGATCCGTTCTCGCTGTTCGTGCTCGCTGCGACTCTCGGCGTTGCGCTCGCCAAGGAGAAGGGCCTCGACCCGTCGTTCTTCGAGAAGGCACTCGCCAACCGCGACACCAAGGTCATCGACGTCAACGATGAAGGCGACGACGAGTTCGACCTCGACGCGCTGATGAGTGCAGCAACGAAGGCAGAGCCTGCGACTCCGGCCACCGAGGCCGCCGCTGCCGAGTAACCATCGGGCCTAGCGCCTGACTCTCGCATCCCCTACCCCGGCGATCTGCTAGGGTAGGGGATTTTTTTATATCTATGTATATTCTAAACCGCGGGGGCAGCGGAGTCTCGCTGGTCGCTCGACGCGCCTTGGTCCTCGCCCGCAGGCTCGGAGTCAATTGAGTTCGCTACCGCTCACGAGTCTTTGTTGCCCTCCTCAACTGGGGGATGCCTTAGCAATCGTAGTGCACGAATCATCTTAGGGGGGTGGGCATCCCCCCATTTCGTCGGGGGCCTGCGCCTCTTAATATGGCACTCAAAATGTATAACAAAATTTTCAAATCCGGAACGACAACAAGGAATCAACGCAAGAGCGAAGGAGAAGCAGGATGCCCCGAAAATTTTTCGCCAAAAAATATCGATTCAACTACGAGTTCGGGTTCGGCGTTTTCCTTAGGTGGGACTATCGACCGATTCGTTGGATGGAAATTCAAATCGGAAGGTGGCAATTTCAGTTTGGCTTCGACTCCGAAGAATGATGAACTTATCAATTGACTTCCCGCCCCCGTTATGAGGAAATGATCCCATGAGTTACGGCCTTACACAGCAGACCCTGGTCACGATTCTCGGGCGGGAAGTCGATGAGATTCACCTGACGGTTGCGAAAGCGATTGTCGCGGGGATGGACCCCGAAACTTTGGCGGGGACCATGGGACTCCCGCTCCCAGATATCAACGAGCTGATGGAGAGTCAGGACTACAAGGACGTCCGGCTACTCGTGGGCGCGGAAGCAGTCAAGTCCAAGGTGGAGACCGACGGCGGATGGGACGGAATCGAGAACTCGGCAGTATCAAAGTTGCAGCGGAAGGTGCAGCTGGAGAACGACACCGAGACTCTTCTGAAGATCGCAGCAGTTGCGAATCGCGCGACCCGTCGAGTGGCCCCGCCCAAGGAGAGCGTTCTCGACCCGAGTCAAGCTGGCGTCCGTGTCCCGCTTACTCTCACGAGGAGGTTTACGGAGAAGCTCGGCCCCGGCGGGATGGTCGAACGGTCAGAGACTCAGCAAATCTCGGTCCTAAACGGGAGCGCGGTCAATCCGAGTTTTCAAGAGGTGAGTCGATTGTTGGCTCCCGCCGGAGGCGCAGGAAACCCTTTTAGCACACAGACCGAGACTCACTCTACGCCGACCACCATCCAGCCCCAGGTTGACGATGGGGACGAGGGAGTCGATCTGGCAGAGTTGCTCGCGCTCGCAAATTCCAAGAAGCGTTAAGGAGTCGAACAATGGGAACAGTAAGAATCGGGGGCGACCCGGAACAATATATGGACCCGCCCAGCATCACGAAGAGTGACTCGCCGGGTGAGGGGGCAGGCAGCTTCATTGCCAGCATTCTGGACGCGATCGGAGTCCACCGCCAAGTTGCCAAGGGCCCGAAAGAGTCGGAAGGCGGCAAAGGTAAGAAGAAGGCGGGTCAGTCGCAGGATCAGCTCGTCGGACTCGCCAGTGATGGACCGGTCCAGACCGCGCTCCCAGTGCTTGATTCCGCAACGAGTCTTTTTGCCGCCCCCAACCAGCAGCCTTTGACTGCGTTTGGTCAGAAGTGGATGGACTCGGTCGCCCCCATCATGACCATCGACCCCGGCGCCAGCACCGCCAAGAGGATGTAATGAATCAAGAATTCGACGACCTCGAGACTCTCGACACTGAGGCAGCAGACGCCTCTTATGACTCCCGGCCTGAAATGACCGAGGGGCACGCGTCCCGTGGCGAGATCATTGAGCGACTCGAAAAGGATGGTGAGTTCTTCATTGAGTTCTTCTTGCATGAGGAACTCACCAGCCCTGTTCCTTTTTTCCACTCGGGGGAAATATGGCCACTGCTCACGAACACGGCAATGCAACGCGTGCTACTTGCGATTCCGCGAGATCATGCGAAAACCACCTTGTCGAAGCTTGCGGTGGTCTGGTATTTCCTATTCACGAATCACAGATTCTGCGTATATCTGTCGAATACGAATACTATTGCAAAGAATGCCTGCAAAGACATAATGGGGTATTTCGACTCACCGAATTTCGTAGCAACCTATGGCAAGATCAAGATAACCAAAGCGAGTGAAACGGATTCGCTTTGGCAGTTTGAAATTCAGATGCCGAACGGGCGAGTCAAGAATTGCATTCTACGTGCAGTCGGCGCCGGTCAGCAGATGCGCGGTATCAACATTGACAACCAGCGCCCTGACATTGCGATTGTCGACGACGTCGAGGATAACGAGAACACCGACTCGCCAATCTTGCAGAAGAAGCTTGACCGCTGGATCTTTGGTCCGTTCATCAAGGCACTCGCAAGGCGCAAAAAGATCATCTGGCTGGGCAATATGCTGCAGCCGACTTCACTGCTGGCGCGACTTTCGACTCGTCCAAACTGGAACCCGGTCGTATTCGGCGCGCTGGTCAAGGACGTAGCAACTGGACTCCTAAGGCCCCTCTGGCCCGAGCGCTGGCCGTTGCAGGAGTTGATCGAAGACTTCCAAGAATACCGCGAGATGGGACTCGTGGAAACTTGGATGTGCGAAATGATGAACATGCCGGGGCATGGAGTCGACGGGTTTACGATTGAGTCACTCAACTTCGCCCCGCTGCCCAACACCGACGAGATTCAGGCGGCATGGCTGGTCCTCGATCCCGCCTTCGGGGAGAACGCGCACAACGATGACTCGTCAGTTACCGTCCACGTGTTGCCGGAGAATGGCGTTCCTATGGTCGTCGAGCATCGGACTGGCAAGTTCAAGGAAGATGAGTTGTTCGATATTATGTTCGAACTCTCGCTGAAATGGAATGCTTGGGTCTGGGGAATCGAAGCGATCGCAGGCCAACGAGTCCTCATCCCATTCTTCCAGTTGTTGCTCGCGACCAAGCTTTTGAATCATTCGGTCGAGATGATCCCATTGATGGCGGGTAAGGGCGATCCGAAGATCTCGCGAATCAAATCCTGGGTCGGCCTGATGGCCAAGAAGGAATACGCGGTTTACGAGGGGGCGGTCGAAATCACGACTCAGCTCGTGGGCTACAATATGAAGAAGAAGTCGAATCGCGACGACTTGATCGACTCTTGCGCTTACGGCCCCCAGATTCTGCAGAACTACATGGGACTCCTGCTCTACGCGTATCAGGCGATTAACGACAACGAGCAAGAGCCAGTCTATGGCACGGAGGTATGCGGTGTATAACGAAGGAAATATCAAGCACGCCAATCTGCGACTCCCGAAGCCGACGGTCCACAAGGGCCATCCGTTTCGTGACCAGAAGAATCACAACGAGCTGCTCGAATACATCAAGTCCCGCCTCGCGGTTGACAAGGACTCGATCGGGACTCGTCGCGAACGCATGGCGCAAATCGACCGTGACGTCGCCGCATGGGTTCAGCTGAGTGACGAGGACAAGGCTCGCGCAGTCGATCATGCTCGGACGGGCAAGGGGCAGGCGACTCAAGTTTCCCTGCCGCTTATGTGGGTCCATTTGGATGACATGATGACTTACTACGCGCAGACCTTTGCGCCGAGTCGTGGCATGTTCTACCACACAGCAAAGCCGGACCAAAAGGATGGCGCCAACGCACTCGCGATGGTGATGAACTCCCACGCCATCTATGGGAGTTACTACCGGCACATTCTTCGCGCGATCTTCGCGATTCTCAAGTATAACTGCGGCGGCGTGTTCAACAACTGGGAAACCGAACTCGGCCCGCAGGTTTCGAGTCAAGCTGACGGCTCGCTCGGCGTTGAGATGAAGCCCATCTTCAATGGGAATCTCATCAAAGCGATCGACATGTATAACTTTTACTATGATCGTTCAGTCGATCCGAGTGTGCTGCACAAGGACGGCGAGTGGTGCGCAGAAGCCGAAGTCAAGAGTCACTACTGGCTCAAGTCAAAGGCGGTCGCAGGCGAGTTCTACAATCTTGAAGATATGCTCGACTCGACGCGCGACAACTACCAGCCGGACGTGCTCAGCAGCTACTACGTCGATCCGCCCAGCTATTCGAAGATTGCGTCTGACGAGTCGAACGGGACGTCATGGGTATCGGTTCTGAGTGGCACGGACGGCCAGCTGGTCGGCGCCGGCTTCGAGTTGGTGACTTGCTACATTCGAATCAATCCCAACGATTTCGGCCTGATTCCTGGCACTGCGGCCCAAAAGGCAACGCGGGATCGCTACGAGATTTGGAAGGTCGTGATCTGCAACGGCGAGCGAATCATCAAGGTCGAATGGCAGGACAACATCCACAACCACCTGCCAGCCTACATCGGCGTGATTGCCGACGACAACATGCGCGAGAAGTCGAAGTCGCCGGCCGAAGTGCTGAATCCTTTGCAGCAGTTCGCCAGCTTCCTCATGAATGTGCATGTCGAGGGCGCACGCAAGAATCTCTATGGCACGACGTTCTACGATCCGAGCCGTGTGGATTACTCCAAGATTCCCAAGGGCGAGGTTGCTGCGCGAGTCCCGATCAAGCCGCAAGCGTTCGGCCAAGACATTCGCTCGATGGTCTACCATGACAACAACCTCATGGATACCAAGCAGACGATGCAGGACTTGGAAGCGCTGTTCGGGATTGTGAATCAGTTCTTCCCAACACAGTCGCTGCCAAGCCAGATTGCCGGGATCGATCGTGCGGTTGACTCACAGGTCGCGGCCGTCCAGCAAGGCTCGAATCGCAGGCAGCACAAGGGCGCTCGACTCATCGACGACACCATGCTTCGTCCTATGCGGTATGGGATGTATTATAACATCATCCAGTATATCTCGCAGAACGAAACGATTCAGGACTACTTCTCCAACAAGAGCCAGGACGTCGATGTTCAGGCCTTGCGCGATATGAATCTGACGGATGTGATCGGTCAGGGACTCAAAGCCATCGACCGGCAAGCCGTCGCGAGCCAGATTCAGCAAGTGCTGTTCGCTCTGATTCAAGCTCCGCAAGTCGGACAGCAATTTGATCTTGTCAAGCTGCTTGACTTCTGGACTTCGATGATGGATATTGAAGCGTCGATGGAGGAGTTTCGCGCGCCCCCGCCGCAAGTCGGACCTGACGGGCAACCGATTCAACCTGGCGCGGAAGGAGCAGCTCCCGGCGGCACTGGCATCGTCCCGGCTACGAATCCACAATCTTTGACGGCGCCGATCTATGGTTGATCCCGAACTCCTTGAGAGTCGTTACGATCGCGATACCTACAATGTTATCGTGCTTGCGTTTCGGACTCTGGCAGACCTTGGAGTTTGGAATCTTCAGGTTAACGCCAACACACTGAATCTTTGCGAGGGCTTTACGGACGCGAATCCCACGGCCCTCGCCGAGAAAATCTTGCAGGTTCAGCAGACAAACCGCAACCTACTCGCCCTGCACGAGTTGGGTGCACTCACAACGAAAGGGCAATAAAAGTCATGCGTAAGACTCTCTACATCCATCCGTCCCTCGCCCGCCGTGGCCCCGCTCGTCTGCGACTCCTTCGCGAAGATGGCCAGGAAGGCGGCGCGACTCAAGGCGCATCTGGGGATAACGCTGGCGGCGCTGCCGGTAATTCGCAGGGTTCGGCGCAAAACGGCGATTCGGGCACAAATAACGCTGGCACCAGCTTCGATCCCGAGGCATTTTGGCGCGGTCCGGCTCCCGAGGGCAACGGTGCCCCGTCTGGGGAGTCTGCCTCCGGAAACTCTGGGGAGTCGGGCAACCAAAATCAGCAGCCGAATGTGGCACAGCAGATTGCTGACCAGATCGGCGGCCTTCAGTTCGGGGATGTTCTGACTCCCGAAGTTACCGAGCAAATCAACAACGGTGACTTTTCGGGATTCCAGAAGAACTTCACTGCGGCAAGCCAGCAGGTGGTGCGTCAGGCGCTTGCGATGCAAGTCCAGATTCTCCGTCCGTTCGCCGAACAGCTGATGGAACAGATGCGTGGCGAGATCGACTCGCGGTTCACCAACCGTGACGACACCGACACGCTGGTCAAGGACTTCCCGGCTGCGAGTAACCCGGCGGTGGCTCAGACGATTCGCCCGATTTTCGATCAGGCACTCAAGAACACCAAGGGCAACCGGCAGTTGGCAGTCAAGCAGACCAAGGAAATGATGAAGTTCCTCGCCACCGGAACCGCCGGAGACCTGGGACTCGACATCGCCCCCGCTGGAACCGATCCTCGGCCTCAGCAAACGCAGACGACCAACTGGCTCGATACTCTCACGGGCCGCAACTAAGGAGTGAATCGAAAATGTCCGTTCAGGGTATCTTCATGTCGAATCAGGGGATCGTCGGCGAACGTCAGGGTGACTTCGCTTCCGCCGTCCTGATGACGAATCCCACCGGCAACGCGCCGTTCCTCGCCATGACTTCGGGTATGCCGAAGGAAGCAACGAGTGACACGACCTTCACGTGGTTCGAGGACGCACACCAGGATGGCCGCGCTGCCATTGTGAGTGGCGGAACCACCACCACGGTCGTCGTCGACGATGGCACGTTCTATCCGCCCAACACGATTCTGCTCGTCGAAGAAACCGGCGAACATCTTTTCGTGACGGCCTCCGCCGGCAACTCGCTGACCGTGGTTCGCGGACTCGCGGGCACCTCGATCGTTTCGGTCACGAACGTCATGCACGTTCAGAAGATCGGCAACGCATTCGAAGAAGCCTCGTCCATGCCGACGGCCGTGACTCAGCAGGGGGCGCCGCGCTTCAACTTCGTGCAGATCTTCCGCAACGGTTGGGCGATTTCCGGCACCGCCAAGGCAGTCAAGTATCTAACTGGCAGCAAGCTGGCCCACAACAAGCAGATGTGCGCGCTTTACCACTCGGAAGACGTCGAGCGTTCGTTCATCTTCGGCAAGAAGGCGATGACGACTCTCAACGGCAAGCAGTTCCGACTCACGGACGGCCTGCTGACGCAGATCGAACAGTATGGCGGCGTCGTCGAAACCGCGGCCACTGGCTCGACCGCCGGCAACCTGAGTCGCGCTGACCTCGAAGACTTCATTCAGGCGGTCTTCAACTACAACGTCAAGGGCCAGCCGAACGAGCGAATCAGCTTCTGCGGCAACAACGTCCTCGCGCAGGTCAACAAGATGTCGTTCCTCGACGGCCAGTATAACTTCGATTCGTCGGAGACCAAGCTGGGCGTCAAGATCTCGACTCTCCAGACCCCGTTCGGCACCCTCAAGTTCATGACTCACCAGCTCATGAACGAGAACCCGGTGTGGAACAACGAGCTGTATGTTCTGCATCCCGGCGGAATCAAGAAGCGCTACCTGCGCGACACGTGGGAAGAGAACTACGACAAGTCCGGCGCGGGAGTCTCGGGCAAGGACGCCGACGAAGGCTGCATTTCGTTCGAAGGCGGGATTCAGGTCGGCGCCGCCAAGACCATGGGCATCTACCGCAACATCAAGGTCGCCGTCGCCTCGGCCTAAGGGTTGAGGTTTTCGATTCACTGGGGAACTGGCCGGTTGCAGACCCGGCCCTTTTCCATATGCAGACAAGGAGTCAGACATGTCCGACGAAGAAAAGAAAGTCGATCAGCCCCTCGCCATCTACACTTCGAATCCGATCGCCAACTACAAGATCGGCCCGTTCAAGTTCGAGAAGGCGACTCTCAAGCTCTACAAGAAGGACGACGTCAAGGCGTTCGAAGGCCTTCTCGATCAGCTGCCGGACGGCGAGAAGATTCGAGTCAAGAAGGTCGACCTCGACGCTGCCGAAGCGATCTCGCGGAAGATTCTCGAAACGCAGGGCAAGGCTTCGCAGGCCATTGACTCGACGACCGGCGATCGCGCACCGCCGCCCGCCAAGCCCGTTGGTTCGCTCAATGCGACTCTCCTGGCCCAGCAGGCCGCTGCGAACAAGCAGTCTTAATTCGATCGATTCGGGGTTACTTCAATGACGACATTCTCCCAGCTAGTTGACGAAATGGTCTCGGAACTCAAGCGCCCCGACTTGGCTTCCGAGATTGCTTCGTATGTGAATCAAACGATTCGCGAACTGCACTTCACCGAGAATCAGAACGCGGCCATTCTCTTTCAGGACAACTTCCGGGAAGAACTGTTGGTAGCCGATTCCGAGACTGTGCAAAGCTGGGAGATTCCGAATCCGCAGATCTTTCAGCAACTCACGGCCGTTAAGTATCCCTCAGTCACAACCCGGCTGGGCGACGACGTATGGCCGGAACCTACCACGCCGGGGCGCCACCTCGCTGGCATGGACTATTACTACTATCGAGTCGGACAGACTTACGTCTTCACGGGATTCGGTGGGGTTGGTGGTCAGATTGCACTGGGGTATTTCGAATACCCCCGCAGTCTGAAGTATAAGACAGTTGCGACTCGCACTGCAACCTACGACGTGGATTCTGGTTGGACTTATGCCGCTGGAGTCGATACGCCTGAGTTGGAGGCGGCGGCGCGTGAACTGTCCTCGAATTGGATTCTTCTCCGCTGGAAGATACTTGTCGAAGAGGGAGTCAGAGCTAAGGTCTACAAACGCCTCTCGGATACGGAGCGCGCGCGGACAGCCTACAGCCTGTATAGTTCTCTGCGGCACGGATTCTGGACAGCGGAGACGTTCCATGGCCAGTGAATCTGACTACGCAAAGATCGCCGCAATGATGGATGTGCTGCTCGAACAAGTCAAAGAACTCCGCTCCGACTTTCGGGAAGTGCACGATCGACTCATCAGGCTCGAAGCCCAGAACATGACGACTGAACTTCAGTCGCTTGAGGCTCGCCTGATTGCATTGGAGACTGACATGCACCGCCGCAGTGGGGCTGTGAACTTTGGCGAGTCGTTGCCGAAATACGTCGGTTGGTTTGTCGCGGCCATAGCCGCGGTCGTTGCTTACTTGAAGGGGCAGTGAGTCATGGCAGCCGTATATCCAAAGATTCGCGAGCAGTTGATCAGCTGGGCGCTCAACCAAAACGCCCCCGCCGGGCTTGCTTTTTACGTCTTGGGAGTCGATACTGACTACACCTACAATGCAGCCCACGTGAATCTTTCGAGCGTCGCTGTGGGTGCCCGCATTACCAGCGAGAAGCTTCTGACGGGAGTCACTTACGTCAACGGTATTCTTGACGCCGACGATCAGCGTTGGACCGATTTGACTCCCGGCGACACATTGCGTGGATTCGTAGTGTATCTCAAATCCGGTGGCGGCGACACTTGGCTGGTGTGCTACCTCGACACCGCCTCGGATACGTCGATCCCGCAGACTATCGAGTCAACGATTGGCGATATCATCTTCGCCGCCGGTGGCATCTGCAAGATTTGAGGACTCGGACATGGCAAGGTTTGTTGAATCGTTTGACAGCTACAGTGGACTCGGGGTCGGCGTAGGTATTCGCTCGCGCTGGTTCGACGCAGCTTCTGGCGATACGAGTCGACAGCAGCTGACGGCAGGCCGATTCGGCACTGGACAAGCCTTCAACCACGGCACCGGCAGCGGCGCTACCGTCCATCAACTTGAGTGCCTGTTGGCCGACGAATCCGGTAGCTACTTCACTGGCGAGTCGTTTTCTCTCCACGTAGCGATGGCGGTGTCGACTGGCCTGTTGACGACTTCCGGCAACGAGAAGGGCATTGTCCTTACCAATTCTAGCGGACTGGGGCAGATTGGACTCCAGTGGGACGCAGGTCGCTGGTCAGTTGTGCGCTGGGGCGCGGGGGTGGGCGGCCCGCCGGCTGCTGTCTTGGCCACGACTCCCTTGGAATACACCGACACTGATTGGCGGTCTTTCCAGCTGCGAGGGCAAATCGACTCGAGCGCTGGCTGGTTTGAACTTCGAATCGATGATGTGCTGGTTCTCTCTGGCACTGGAGTCAACACAGGCACCGGCACAATCGATCGAGTCTCGCTTTTCGCAGGCAACAACGGCAACAACGTCGCGTTGTATGGACTCATCTATGATGATATCGTGATCGAGGATGACAACTCGGCGTTCCTGCCTCCGCTGCGAATCGATGGGCTGCCTCCTGTTTCGGATGGCGGGACTCTGAACTTGGTCCCCTCGACCGGCACGAGCCACTATGCGGTGGTCGACGAATCGGCGGTTACTACCGCAGACTACCTGTCCGGCTCTGCTGTGGGCGAGTTAGACCTGCTCGGCGTGGCGAACATGACAGTCGCCCCTTCGCGAATCCTTGGGTTGAACTTGGTGGGCTACGCGGCCAAAACCGACGTCACCGCCCGCGCGTGGAACCTGGGACTCAAGTCAGGCGGCACCACAAGCAACGGACCTGACTTGGGTTTGACCACAAGTGTCGGGTATTTTCATCGTATGCTGGAAACCGATCCCGCGACTGCGGCCGAATGGCTCAAGTCCGGAGTCGACGCAGTAGAGTTGCAGCCCCGTATCGCAGTCTAAGGACCGTCGATGGCCAACGAATACACAATCTACAAAGTTGGCGCGGAGTCGGTCACCACTGGCGATCCGGCTGCGGCGATTCGTGTCTACAAACTGGGGGCGGAAGTCGTCAACACGGGGGTGCCCGCCCCTGAAGGTCGGATTTACCTGGCGCGAGTCGAAGTCGTCCGCACACTGGTGCAGGCGTCGCGACCCGATTTTATCGATGACATTGGCGCCGAAACCTTTGCTCCGAAGTTCAGCGAATCGTTCCAGCCCCTGCTGGCCAACGAAAACGAAGAGTTTCCGGTTTACCCGATTCAGTGGGTCAGGGGCACCGACCAGACTGCTCCCGCGATCGCCAGCCCCGGCGAATGGAATCCCTACCGCCCCAATTTGCAAGGCGGGGACGTCGAGTCGTATCTTGATGAACAAGCCGGGATTCTGCGCGAGCAGCACAACAAGTTGCAGGCGGGCGACACCACGTTCGACATCGCTCGACTCATCAAGACTTCAACCACAAAGGAGTTTACTCTAGGGTCGCTCGGCCGATTCTACTCTGAAGACTATGGTTTGATTCTCGCCAGGTATGTTCGGTTCTCGGACATGGTCGAGGATCAACTGAATCCCGCCCCGGTTGGTCGACTTGCCTCCAGCGAGTCCGTGGACTGGGTCGTTACCAACGACTTCGCCAAGTCAGGACGCGAACTGGCGATGGGAATCGGGTTCTTTGAAGGTATCCCCGCCTCCGGGTCATATGGGTGGGTGGTGACTCATGGACCAAATCCCTTCCCATTGATCGCGGAGACAGAAGTCATCCCGAATCAGAACTCTTCCTACTCTTGGACTTCGACTGGCAAAGTCGGTCTTGCGAGTCGAGGCAACGTCGTTTGCAGACGGTGGGGTCAGGCGTTCGGATATGGGATCGGGGCGGGAACCGTCTTCATTGCGCTGGAACAGCTGAGTCCGGCAGAGCTTGTCTGGGCCATCCAGCAGGAAATGGCGGAAGAGGTTCAGCGAATCACGACGCTTGAAGGTCGCGTTACCACAACAGAGACGCTAATCGCGAATCAAGGGACGCTGATCACCGGGCAAGCTACGAGTCTGGCTACGCTCGAAGCAAGGATCGCGCGGGAAGAAGCTACTCGTTCGCGTGAGAATCAGGCTCTTCGCAATCTCCTTGGAACCGGGGTTGACGTTGACGCCGCGATTCTGGCGGGGATAAATCTCGTCCGCGCGGAATTTGCGTCAGCTGACGATGCGATTCGCGTGACGGCGACCGAAGCCTTGCGCATCGCGAACCAGGCCTTGTCGTTCTCTTCGGGACTCGATGGCTCCAGTATCAATGCCTCGCTCGATGCGCTGACTGCCCAGATTGCTTCGATTATCGTTCGGCTATCTGGCGTCACGTTCAATTTGACTGGGATGACTGCGAATCAAATCCTCAAGGCGGTAGTCACTGGGACCGATTCGCTCGGCAACAGCATCTTCGAGTTCCAGCCTGTTACGCCCAGCTTGGACTTTTTGTCTGACGTTGATACCACAACGACTCCTCCAACTGGCGGGCAAGCCCTGATTTGGAACTCGGCGGGCAGCAAGTGGATTCCGGGCGACGTGGCGTCAGGAGGCGGTGGCGGCAGTGGCAGTGGGGGCAGCTATGCAGGAGTCCTGGTCGCGCGCAAAACTGCGGACCAAACCATTACCACCGGCGCATGGCGTGACGTTACTTGGGGAGTCGAAACCTACGACAACCTGAACTCGTTTACCGCTGGCGGCTCGGACTTCACGGTTCCCGCTGGCGTCACTCATATGGAGGTCAGCGTCCGAGTCAACTGGCAGAATACCGGCACGAGTGGGCGGTATCTCCAGCTTTATAACGTCACGACTGCAGCCACCGAAGCACTCGAAGTTCGGTCGGCCTTGAACGAAGCCGGCCAGACCATGTATACTGGAATCATTCCGGTCACTGCGGGTCATGTCTACCGGATTCAAGCCAATTCGGGCGCGAACACTCTGACGCTCGCTGGCACTACGTTTGGTGGCGCGAGCGTGTTGACGGTCAAGTATCTGAGTGACATCGCTGCGCTGGTAGCTGGAGTCGGTAACGGGTATAAGCTTGTGAATCAGGCTGGCGTTCCCATCACCTCGGGCGCGACTTGGACGTATTCCGCCCCAATCGTGAATGTCGACATTACCGGACTCGGAGCTTACTCCGACTTTATTGTCGTAGGGCGAGGCATCGCCTGCACTGCGAATGGGCGTCGCGTGGTATTGTGCAGCGTAAACAACGGTGCGTCTTTCTACTCTGCGAGTGGCGATTACATTTATGTGGACACGGCCGGAGTCGAAACTGCTACGACTGACGTCGGCGGGCACAACACGTTCGCAACCGCGGCCCGCTCGTTTATTGTGCACATGCATGGATTTGGAGTCGCGGGAGGTCCCAAGGCAGCCACTAGCAACATCGCGCAATATCGCATGTTTGTAGCCTCGCCCGATCCGGTGAACGCTCTCCGAGTCTACAATAACGTAGCAGGCAACCTCACATCCGGTAACGTATACGTTTTTGCAAGGTAGGACTCACAATGGCAAGCTACTCAAAAGAACTCGAAGCAGCAGCCCGCCAGCGTGGGTTTAAGAATGCGACCGAGATGGTTCTCTGGGACAAGCAGCGTAGTCAGCGCCGCGAACCCCAGACCACAAGTGCAAAAGGGACTCCTTCCGACAAGGCAAAGAAGAAGCCTGAGTCGTCGGGTGGAATGGCAGGATTCTTCGAGGGGCTGTCCCGCGTCCTCGATCGTGCAAGCAAGAAATAGGAGGTAAACGTGGACATGTCAGTCATTGAACAGCTGATTCCGAATGTGGCGAAGTTTCTGAATATACAGCCTTCGACCGCCCTGCTCCTCGCTCTGCTGATTTCTGGAGTCGGCAATGTCACGGGCCGTCTGATTCCTGACGACAAGAAGGGATTTCTGGGCGGGGTCCGTGACATTGCCAAGATTCTGGGACTCTACGTGGCCAACCGAGTCACTGCCGGCGTCACCACCACCGATGTGTCGAGAGTGGTCTTGGGCAAAGCCGAGTCCTGGGTCGATGAAAAGGTCAAGGATGTGGCGGGCGAGCCTGGCGCTCTGATTCCCGATGTGGTCGAGGAAGTCTTGCACAAGGACACCCCGGTCGTTCAGGCATTCCCGAATTTCAAGCGTGGCCCGGATGGTCGATTCATTTCGGCCAAGACGTCGGAGTCCGAAGATGAGGGGTGAATTTGTGCGGGGCGATGGTCTGATCCTCCCGAACAATATCATGACCTACGGAGTCGAGTCACTCTTCCGCTGGGCGTTGCAGAATACGGGCTATGCGTTGCACATGGCACTCGCAGACTGCAACCCCACCCCGCTGCTCGCCGCCTCCGACCTCAACGAACCAACCATCGGAGTCGGTGGGTATGCTCGGCAGTCGATTGCGCGGGGCGGCGGTTGGCCTACGACCGGGCAGGTGAATGGGGAAACCTACTTCGAGTCAGAAGAGATCACCTTCCCTGCCACCGACGCGTATAGCGGGCTTGTTTCCCGACTCTGTTTGATCAACCATGCTTCGCAGATCACCGGGCAGATCGTCGTGGCGTTGTCGACTCCATTCGGCACCGACGTGCAAATCAACGAGGCTACCCCGGTTGAACAACGGACATTCAAATACAGGATTTACGGACGATGAGCAACGCGGCTTGGCGGGCGACTGACATTCTTGGGCTGACTCCGGGACTCGATCTTCGGCGCAGCGACAAGCTCTATGCGGTCAGCGGCAGGAACTTTGCATTTACGAGTCTCGGACCGCGCTCGGTCTTTGGGAATCGTTTTCTGCTGCCGCACCCCGCCGGGTCGTGTGATCACGTTCAAGGAATCCGCGTGCGCGTGCGGACTGGTGATCGGGTGTTCACGTTCTTTGGCGACTCAATCCTCGAATGGAATGAATCCACCGGGGGTTGGGACGTCATTTACGTGACCCCGATCACCAACTTGACTCCGTATCGGTGGACGCACGGCTATCTGAACGACAAGATTTTCTTCTGTCACCCGCGCACCGGGATCATCGTGTATGATCTTGACTCAGAAGCCGTCTACCCTCACAACGGACCGGGGGTGCCGACGACCGCCCAAGCGATCTGCGTGAACAATGGTCGACTCGTTGTTATGGACGACGTCTATCTTTCGTGGTCGTGGCAGTCTGACGGACTCAATTTTACCCCGGCGCTCGGCGAGGCGGGCCAGCAGAAGATCAATGACCGTGTTGCGGGATTCCCGATCATGGTCACAAACTACGCACAGGGAGTCCTAACTTGGACCACGGGCGGCGTGATGCGGAGTGAGTTCACCGGCGACCAAGCGGTTTATCGTCACAGGAATCTCAACACCGAGTTCCGCCCGATCAATTCTTTCTGCACCTTGCAGACTGACGAAAACACCTGCGTGATTCTCGACGAGCGCGGTTTGTTCCAGTCGCAGGGTGGCCCGCCCGAGCCAATGACTCCGTTGTTCAACGAGTTCTTGATCGATTTCATTCGCAAGAACAAGCTGTCGATCGGGCAGAACATCAGGATCGAATGGGACGATCTTCGCCGATTCATGTATGTGAGCGTCAGCTTCACGACCGAGTTTGCCATCTACGAGCGCGCCTACGTGCTTTACCCGAGCCTTGACAAATGGGGAGTCTTCAGTGAACCACACTACGGGATTCTCCCGATCGGCATCGGTGCGAACCAGCGCGAGGGCAGCTATTTTGGCTTTGTTGATTCGAGTCGCTTTGTGCGCTATTGGTCGGACTTTGCGAGCCGGGAGATACTGCCAACCGCGGGAGTGGCCAGCCTGCGATATCCGCTGATTCAAAAACCCAGCTACGAAGAGGACGGCGGGGACTCGATCGTCTGTGCCAGCAGCGGGATCTTTTCGAGTGAGCCAACGACAGACGTCGATCTCGCCGCCGGATATTACCAGCCAGGTTCTTCGACTCCGTTGACCTCTGAACTCACAGGACTCGATGCTGTCTTGCAGGTCGGCCTCATTCGCTTCGATGGGCAGGATGGCTACGATCGACTCAGTGAGGTCTTGGCCGTCATGCTCGGGAATCTCGAGAGCGGCCCACAAGATCAACTCAGCGAGGACTATCTCGTTGTGCCCGATGGAGTCAGTGACGAAGACTACGAAGTCGTGGAGGGGGCAGAGGACTTTGGGGAATCCCCGCTCGCATACGTCAATCACAATCTTCGAGTCATCTCAACCAACGACGGTCGGAGTCTTTTCCAGCAGGCGATCCCGGAGCTTGTGGCCTTCAACGAAGCCGCTCGACATTACAGTTGTTCGACTTCGGGAATCTGGCATATTCTTGAGGTATCGGCAGATTCCCCCGGCCAAGCGTTCCACTTGCAGGCGTTTGAACTTACGGCCACTGACGCAGGACGACTCACGTGACCAAACGAGTCCAAATTATCGGGCACCCCTACGAACTTGCGGTTGCATTCGTCGGCCTTGACCGCGAGGTTACAGCTGACGAAGACAACCGCGAGTTGCGTTTGCATGACGGTGTGACTCCCGGTGGTCGCAGGTTCTTGGATCGCGACGCCAATGACGAGCGCTATCAGGCCCGCAGTGTCGAACTCGACGGACTCCTTGGGTGGGAACCTTCGGAGCGTGGGATTCTCGTGCGTCTCGGCCCCAGCGATTACCGGCTGCGCAAGCTGGTCGTTGATCCCGACAGCATCGCACTCACGAATGACAACGGCTATTCGGGCAACCCGACGTTTAGCTTGGCGGACACGGTCGCGTCGAGTCATTTGTGGTCTGGGGTCAACACTTACTCGCAGGGGATTGTTGCCAATGGCGGAGTCGCAGGCAACCTGACCGGCAATGTCGTGGGCGATGTCGTGGGCGATGTAGTTGGGAATCTGACGGGTAACGTCGTCGGGAATCTGACTGGCAATACCACCGGGACTCATACCGGAAGTGTTGATGTGTCGGGCGGGTCAATGACCATGGCCGACGAGCAGATTCTTCTGCAATGGCTGTCCCCCGCGATTATTGACTATATCATCAAGGCCGGACTCCCAGTGGGTTCCGTTGTCGCATACGCGGGCGAGATCGCGGACATTCCAACGAATTGGTATATTTGCGATGGCACGAATGGAACCCCCGACCTCCGCGACCGATTCATCTACGGGGCAAGCGCCACCTACATACCTGATTCGACGGGCGGCGCGGCAACGCACTCTCATGCGATTACTGTGGATAATGGTGGGAGTCATAATCACACTGGGACTGTGGGTGGAACTGCACTCACGACAGCCCAGCTCCCGACCCACTTTCACTACAATGGAGTCACGGACCAAGACACCAACAAAATCTTCCCATACGGGTATGGTCCGAGTCCCACTACCCTGCAGCACGTTGAAAACTCCGGGTCTGACGGTGCCTTTGTCGGAAAGACCAGCGACGTCGGAAGCGGCGACACCCACAACCACTCGCTGACCATCGACAACGGCGGGAGTCACAACCACACGGCATCGTCGGCGGCGGGGAGTTCTCTTCCCCCATTCTACGCCATGATCTTTATTATGAAGGGAGCTTGAGTCATGGCTTTCGGTATCAGCTTCGGTAAGAAGGGGTCGACCACGACGACCAACACGACCGGCACCAAAGACGAGACGATGACTGGGAGTCAAACCCAGAATACCACTTCGTCGAATCAGACCAGCCAGTCGGGCACCAGCCAGACGTCGTCGGCGCAGACCGGCAATCAGACCCAAACGCAGTCGGGGACTCAGACACAGTCCGGCACCGAAACCGGCAAGGTCACGAGCACCACCCAGACTCTTGGGTCGGATATTCAGTCTGCGCTCAGCGACTCAGTCAAGAAGCTGCTCGGCGGGTCGGGGAGCCAGGCGACTTTCGATGCCATCAACAACTCGATTTCGGTCTTGAACTCGTTCGACGCGAATGGGTATGTCAAGTCGGCGATCGACTCGGCAAGGTATTCCGGCGAACAGGCTTTGCAGGAACAGCAGTCTGCCTATGACTCGGCGATCGGTGGCACGGCCGCGACCAATTCAATGGCTGCGCTTCTCGCGAGTCGTGGACGGGCTGACCTCGAAGCCAGGATCGCACAGGTAGGCAACGATGCCACTGCGAGTGCGGCGGATATTGTCACCAAGAATCTCGGGGCCGTGACGTCTGGCCAGTCCTCGTTGACCGCGCAGGCGCAAGCCTTGGCTGAGACTCTCAAGGGGGCGTCGACCACCACCGACCAGACGACGCTGTCGAGCCAGATTCAGCAGCTGTTGAACCAGTCGACGGGCCAGACCGCCAGCAGCCAGCAGGCCAGCGAGAGTCAGGCAACCCAGCAGCAGTCCCTGAGTCTGATCAGTGAACTGGTCAACGCACTCACGAAGCAGCAGACCAACACCGTCGCGACCGAGGCGTCGAAGTCCAACACGAAGCAGTCCGGCGGCGGATTTAGCCTCGCACTCTAAGGAGTCGTTATGGTCGACATTCTCAAGCAACTGGGGACTGCGTTCGGTGGGAACCCGCCCGTCGAAGTCCCCAAGGCAGAAGCGACTCCCACAATCGTTCGCAACAATAACCCGGGCGCTCTTGAGGATGGCGCGTTCGCTCGGAGTCAAAAAGGCTACGTCGAAGGTGGCGGGCGGTTTGCCAAGTTTGCGACTCCTGAAGACGGAGCGCGCGCACAAGAGGCTTTGCTTCGCAGCAAGAACTACCGGGGTAAGTCGGTCGTTGCGATTCTCGATCGTTACACGCCGCCGACTGCCGAGAACTCCGGTCCTTCCCGCGCGAACTACATTGGTTACGTGGCAAAGCGACTCGGACTTGACCCCAACGCGCCGGTGCCTGATTCTCATGTTGGGGTGCTTGCGCAGGCCATGCGCGAGTTCGAAACTGGCGCAAAGAAAAAGATTCAGTATACTCCGTATGGGCCAGCGAATCGTTCGGCCCCGGCTGCAAAGGGAGGCGGTATGCCCCAAGATTTTCTTGCCGGCCTGGAATCGACTCTTGCTCCCGAAAGCAAGGCGAGCCAGAATGTGACCAGCAATGCCTCCGCGATTTTTGGCTCTGACGCCGAAATGAATCGCAGGCAGGCGAACGTCGAGCAGTCGATCAAGGATCAGGGCACCACCATCGGAGTCCTGAATGAAGCCACACAGGCTTTGCAGGCGGTCCAGCTGACTGCCATGCAGAATCAGGTCGACGACACCCGCGCACTTTCCGAGGAAATTCAATCCGGAGTCGAGCAGGTCAAGCAGCGCGTCAGGCCGATCTTCGAGGCGCGTCAACGAGTCGCTGACCAGCTGACCAAGATCGCGACGATGAACCCGCTTGAGCGTGGGCTGCGTGGAATCTTCGACCTCAATTACGACCAGAAGTATCTGCAAGCGCAGGCTGATCGACTCCAGCAGGCCGCGGAGATTTCGACCAGCGACTTCAAGATGCTGGACGAGTTGAATCAGGTCGCGATTCGTGAGGTCAGCCGCCGCTACGGACTCGAAACTGCGATGCCTGAATTGGCGCAGCAGCAGGCAAACGCTGACCTCGGCATCATGGGCCTGACGCTGACCCACGCGACCGCCGCGTTGGAGTCGCTGAAGACTGGCGTCTCGAATCAGGTTCAGCTCATTCAGGCCAAGCGCGCGGCACGTGAAGATATGATGTCGCGACTCGATGGTCCCACCCTTCTGGCCGCCGCCAACGATGCGAAAGCCAAGGGCGGAATCACGATGATCGGCGGCGTCGAAGTCAGCTACCATGAACTTCGCGAAGCATTCCAAGGTCGGGAAATGCAAGACCTGCAGGCCGAAGCCTACCGCATGTCGATTGCGAATCAGCGTATGGACTATGCCGAGAAGTATGCGACGAACTATGCCCGCTTGCTGACCCGCCCGCAGCTTGAAGAAGCGATTCGCAACGGCGGCGTCCACAACGGCGTGCAGATTCCGCAGGATGTTCTTACGAATCTCTATGCTGCATCCAACCAGCAGGCTGCGCAGTTTGCTGAACAGCAGGCGATGAAGACTCCCAGTTACGTCGTAGCCCAGTCGGCGTCGGCGATCGCGGGCTACGCAGCTGACATGCATACGCGACTCAACGCCACGGTCGGCCCGCAGGCGCTGAAGAGTCTTAGCCCGTTGCTTGGCCAAATAGGCGCGTCGACCCAGGCCATCGCCGATGCAGTGAAGGCCGGCACCATGACTCCGGAGCAAGCTCAACTGCAACTCGCGGGGCTGGGCAAGCTGCGTGACGCTTATGAGAAGCAAGCGGATCAGGTGATTCTTAACTCGGTCGGCGGGGACAAGAAGGCCGCGGGCTACGTGAAGGGGTTCATGACTGGGACTCAGCTTTCACAAGGCACTGCACTCGAAGGACTGACTTACTTCGCCATCAAGGGCAACATGCCTGACGGGATGATGGCGAGTCCGGCGGCCAAGCAGCTGTTCCAGATGGCGCGCGCCGAGGTTCTCAAGCTGCGTGAGTCGAACAAGGACATTTCAATCGGGCAGCTGCAATCGGCTGTGCAGAAGGCAATTGAGAATCGCGCACAGGATACCCTCGGCGAACAGCGGTATCAGGCTGCCTTTGGGAATCTTCCGATGCTCGCCAAGGCGTCGGGGCTGCACTTCGGCAAGGTCGGCACCAAGGAATGGAAGCGAGTCGTCTCTACCGCCAAGAACGACGCGGTTGTTGCTGCTGCCGCTGCGGCTAATGTGACTCCTGATCAATATCTGCAAATCTTGCAGAAGGGTGCGCCGCTCGAAGACTCCCAAGAAGCCAAGGCTGCGTATTCGCGAGTCCAGAAAGCCACTGGCATCTACAACGCGACGGAGCAGCGCTTGATCATGGAAGGACTCGATGATCTTCCGCAGATCGCTGCAGGCCGCAGGAACTCTAGCCTGTATCGCGACGCACTCGAACACCCATCCATGCTTCAGTATGGCGATGCGATCGGGCGGGCTGCGAGTCAGAAGGGCTTCGGTGACTATCTCGTCGGTCCGATCGGTGAAGGTGGGTTTGCGACTCGTATGGAACAAACCGCAAATATCGCGGGTCAGACGCAAGATGCACTGACTCGTGATGTGCGCACGGCAGGTCGTCAGCGGGCGCAGATGTATCGCAACGATCCGGTCATGCGAACCGGGGTGGTTTTGTCGACTATCCCTGGAGTCGGCAAGTCCGGCGCGCAAGCCCTCCAGCCATTCATTCAGTCGATTGCAAAAGCGAATCCCGATCTGTTCGGCACCAAGAATTTCGGGCGCGCCAATGTTTATCGCGATGTGGAAATCAATGAAGTCTTCATGAAGCAGGATGACGCGGTGTTCGCGGCGTTGAATGCGACGAAGTTCAATGATCCGAATCTCGAAGCCTACCGCAAGACCGCGATCAAGGGGTTCAAGCAGTCAGCGACTCAAGAGATGGACTTCATGGACAAGTTCATGAGCGCGGTCAGCAACGCCTCGAGAGATGCTGCGAACCAAACGAATCGCATCGTCAACCCAATCGGTGCCCCGCTGATCGAAGCCCTCGGCCAATAAAGGAATCAAACAATGCCGGCTTTTCTTCGCCCGCTTGACGGGAGCGATCCAAACGAAATCAATCTGGGCACCGAAGTCCGTGCGGCCCGCGCCTCCGACGAGGACGTGGACTTTGCGAGTCAGTATGCGACTGGCCTTCAACGCACGCCGGGTTCTGCGCTTGGCGCATTCGCACTTGGGACAACCGTCGACCTTGCTGACACGGTGGCGTCTGCGCTGCCGGGAATCGAGCGCGGCCAGATCAACCAGACGTTCTTGGGCGCGATCGGCAATCCCGGACTCACAAGGTTCTACGAGGAAAACAAGGGCGGGATCGAGGTGGCTTCCGGCATCGCTGGAATCGTGGCTGCTGACTACCTGACTCGTCGCTTGTTCCGCCCTGCGAGCGCGGCCTACAAGGTCATGGAGGCACTCCCGTTCGCGCGCAAAGTCGCGGCGCTTGACCTGCAAGCCAGCAAAGCGATTCGGGTTGCCGATATGGTCGCCAAGGAATCCGCGCTTCGTGGTGCTATGGGCGTCGAACGACTCGCTACTGGCGAACTCCAGTTTGCGGCGCTCGGCGCCAAGCCTCTGGTTACGACTCCGGGTCGCGCCGCCTCGAATGTTTTCCGGACACAGGTTGCCAAGGGACTCCGGCACAACCTCACGACCGAACTCATCATGGGCGCGACGTTGCACAACAACTCGTTCTTGTATTCGGACGACTTCGCGCACAACGTGGCATGGGGTGCGGCCGGACTCGCAATCGGCGGGGTATTCGATCGGGCGGTGGCCGCGCATACGCTGCGTAAGATCGCCAACTCCGATGCTGTGCGCAGGATCAACTCGGTGGCGTTCGACGTAACCGGGAAGGAAGCTGATCGTCTCGGCGCGTTCGGTCGCGGCTCCGGCCTGCAAAGTCAGGGGATCAGTTCCGAGTCGTATATCTTCGCGGGCGCCGGGGTGTTCACGGATCGGGTGACTTCGCTTGCGATTCAAGCCGGCGAAAACCAAGCTGTCCGCGGGTTTACCGATCGAGCACGTGCGCTGTTCGGCAAGCGTGAGGCCATCGCGAATCAACAGTTCGTGCAGGTTTTTGAAGAAGCCAACAAAGCGACGGTGCGCGGTCTTCAAGGACTCGCAAAGGCTGGCTTCGTGATGGACGCGAAAGGTGCCCGCCCCGGAGCCTACCGGATGGTGAAGGAGTCGCTGTATCGCCAACCAGATTACTTCTGGGGAATCGAAGAAGTCGGCGCCAAGATCAATGATGTGAGTCTGACCGAGACCCATCTTCTGCGCGAACAGAATCTCGACGAGAACATCACCCGGCTTTCAAAGCACCTTGAACTCGGGGGAGTCGAGAAGACCAAGACGGTCACGACGAACGGGAAGACTGAAACCCAGAAGTGGATCGCGAAGTTCAAGCCTGAACAGATCGAGTCCATGACCAAGGAACTCGCAATCCTGCGGGAATCAAAGTCACGCGCTGCTCTCGTGAGTTTCGAACCCGGCGAGTGGGCGCCCGCACGATTTGCTGAAGTTCTTGATGGATTCGAACACGGCAAGCCGCTGAAGGAACTTGACTTCGGCGACGAACCACTCGGCATCTTCAGCCGCGAAGCTAAGGATGGTCGATTCGGTGTGTCGACGAACGGCGACCTGTATCATCCCGGCAAGAACCTCGGCGAACTTTCGACTCACCAGATGCTGCATATGTTTGCGGCGGGGCGTGACCTGCTTCAGCACTTTGCGAGTGGCGGCAAGGGTCTGTTCCGCGTCAGTGAGAATCCGAATTGGTTTCAGCTTGACCTCGCAGTGCAAGTCGCAAAGGTCACTGACGATCCACTCCGAGTCCAGCTTCCCAAGGGGATGAGCCTTGAGTCGGCAATGGTCGAGTCGCTGGCGCAGAAGGTCGATGCACTCAAGAAGTTCGAGAAGTTCAACGCAGCGCAGCAGGCTCGCAACATGGCCGGCGATCTCGATTCGATCGCTGCGTTCAAACTCAAGCTGCAACTGAACCTGCCGAGAATTTCGAGTCAGCAGCAGGCCCTGATGGAAGCCGGGCAGCATCCGTATGATTTGCTTCTGGCAGGATTCAAGTCCGGCGACCAAGTCCGCAACACGCCATACCAGTCATTGTTGAAGGCGTTGAACGAATCCAGAATGATCCATGGGTTCACGGACGAAGTCGCACCGCGGCTTGAGGACCTGTCCGGCAACTCGTTCAACTTTTTGAAGGACCGTGACGGAGTCGATCTCGAGCCGTTGCTTGGCTACCGCCGCCCGATGAACCCGAACGAATGGTCCCAGGACTCGCTGGCGTTGCGTCAGACGATGAAGGCGGAGTTCGTCCGCTCGACTTTGCTTGGCGAAGAAGCGAGTCCGTTGATCCGTGAGATCGGTCAACTCGTTACGAGCGACCCGAACTTCATCGAGGCGGGCAAGATTGCTGAACTAGCCGACGACCAGATGCGCAGCTTCGTTCCGGGATTCGGAGGGGCGGCACCGCAAACTGGGCGCGGGGCTTTGATGAACGCAATCACGAGTCGCGAGCGCCGTGACGTTGACAACCTGACAATGCTGGCGGCTTCGCGTGTGCGTGAGTTGGTTACTCGCGTGACGCAGGGCACGATGAAGCGCGTCATTGAAACACACATGGGCGATGTGATCACGCGCGTGAATCAGCCCGGCAACGCGGCCAGCAAGCTGCTTCTGAATCAGTTCCATACGTTCCGTCAGGGCTGGGAGTTGCTGCCTCGGCCCAAGGTGCTTGAGCGCGGTGATGGCAAAGAAGTCGTCGGGTTCGTGTTGGATCATACGAATGTTATGAATCAGCGCCGGTTCCAGCAAATGTTCGGGCGGGAACTGAAGAAGGGCGACGTGCTTACGAATCCCGAAGGCAAGCCGATCGTGGCTGACGCACTTGCGTTGGAAACCCTCGAACGTTTGCAGGCAGTTCATGCTGAGTCGCTCCGCGCCAAGAACACGATCCTGCGAGCGAACGGCCTGCCCGAACTCAAGACGGTTCCGTGGTATGCGCCGCCTCCGAATCTCAAGGGCAAGTTTGTAGCCTACACCTTCGATGAACTCGACAACGTGGTGCCGGGCATGACCGTGATTGCCAACACCGCCGAGGAACTGGGAGTCCTTAGTCGGCAACTCGAAAAGTCCGAGCAGTGGAAGACGGGCTACCGACTCCGGCAGCGCAGCCAGATCACGGCATTTATGGATTTGTGGGACAAGGCACAGATGGATTACATCGCGCCGAACGTCACTGCGATTCAGCCGAACAAGCGCAACTATGGTTTGACGGGTGGGAACCTGTTGAATCCCAATGCGTTTGACGAAGCACTCGTTACGATGCGCGACAACCTGATCGGGCATGGCGACGATCTTATGGCCACACTGTTCAAGGAGCAGATCAAGTCCGCCGAGTCGCGGGCACGAATTGCTCAACTTGAGTCGGCGGTGGGCGGTGAGACCATCAGGCACTCGTCGGTGTATTCGAGGTATATCGAGAACCTGACGGGGAAGAGCGCGCTTGCGAGTCAGGATACCTTCTTCGGTAAAATCCAGAGCGGGTTTGTCGACGCAGGCAATCGACTCCTTGCGGAATTCCCTGACATGAAGCCGGGTGAAGTCTTCGGCGCGATGCGGGAGTATTTCAAGTTTGCGAGTCCGACTGTCTCGAAGGCAAATACTCAGCGGTTTGAGAAACTGTCTCAAGCGCTCGGGCCTTACATGCCATACAAGTCCGCGATGCAAATGGTCGAGCGCGAAACGGGATTCAAGACCCCGAAGGAAATTGCCGACTACACCGCTGCGCTGTCATGGTTCGAGGCATCGAGTCGTTTGCGCTGGCTTGAGTCCATGCACGCGGTGGCCAACATGGGAGGGATTCTCAGCAACGCTCCTGCCGTGATCCGCGCGCTCGAACCCCTCGCGGGGGAAACGATTCAAGACACTGCCAAGCGCACCGGCAACTTGGTGATGAACATGGTGACTCCAGAGGGTCGGAACATTCCCATGTTGAACATCCCCAAGCTGATGTGGAAGTCGATGAAGCAGGCTTGGTCCAAAACCCCCGACGAATTTACCTTGAAGGCCGAACGACTCGGATACATGAACCAAGAAGTCGCCGAGTTCAACCGGACTTGGGGCGCGATCGATTCTGCCGAAGGCGTCAAAGGATTCGCAAAGAAGGCTGACTACTATGCTGGCTGGATGAGCGACAAGTCCGAAGCATTCACTCGACAGTGGGGGATGTATATGGGTCGCGAGGCTGCGCAGGCGCTCGGGATTCATAACGTCGACGATCAACTTGCATTCGCGCATGATCTCACGAACAAGATGATCGCGAACTATGATCCTCGGAATCGCCCGGAGGTTTTCCAAGGGGCACTCGGGGCGCCGCTCGGGCTGTTCCAGTCGTATGTGATCAACTACTACCAGCGGATGTTCCGTTACATCGAGACTGGGAACACTCGACAGCTTGCGATTCAAGGTGCTTCGCAAGCGGCGGTCTTCGGAATCGGCTCGCTGCCCGGCTGGAAGCAACTCAATTGGGCGTTCTTCGACCAAGGCCAGGCGGAAACTGACGATCCGGTCGACTCGATGTATCGCAGGTTTGGCTCCGACGCCGACTGGATTATGCATGGGACTTTGTCGAATCTTCCGAAACTCTTCGGCGTCGACGGGGTGAGTTTGTATACCCGAGGCGACTCGGAAGTCAGGCTGCCAAGCATCTCCGCCGGCCCGATTGCAGATACGGTCAAGCGACTCGTAACTGGCTTGGGCATGGCGGCGGACGGCTTCGCCAACAATCCCGAGGGCTTCATCAGCAACCAGCAACTTTCGGAAATCATGTCGAACATGATCACGAATCGTCCGTTGGCGGGCTTGATCGAAGTCGTGGGGTCGGGTGGGTATGACACGAGTCCGGATGGGCAGGTCGTATCCAAGCAGGCGTTCCAGTCGATGAACTCGATCTATCGAGTCATGGGCGTCAAGGGGATGATGCAGCAGAAGCAGGCCGAAATGTTCTACGCGAACAAGACGGCAGAAGAAGAACAGGCCGCCCGCCGAGATAGCTTGATCACTGCGAGTCGTGCAGCCATCCGTTCTGGCAACGTCGAAGCATTGCCCGCCATGTTCAAGAAATACACTCAGGAAGGTGGGTCGGCAACCTACTTTACTCGGTGGGTCAAGGATATGGTAGGCTCGAGTCTGAATACCAGAACCGAACAGCAACTCATCAAGGCGTTGAAGAAGCCCGACGAGAACATGAATTATATCATGCGACTCATTGATAGCCAAGTCGGCATCAAGGACGGCGAACTCAACACCGACGATTACGGCCACGAGGATATGATCGATCGAATCGTTGAACAGGGATGGGACGAGACCCCCGAACCGGTCGACGAAACGATACCAACGAATCCCAGTGGACTTCCAGACTACTGAGTAAAAGAAACCCCCGGAAACCTGAGTGGTCGCCGGGGGTTTTTTGTGTCAGGAGTTCAGGAACGCGTTGGACAACTCGGTCGACCAGAACACCCAATCGTGCAGTTCGGAGTCCGTGATCCCCGTCGCATCTTCGTGGAGGGTTTCCATTTCGTCGAGCAAGTCATGCGCTTTCGCAATGAACTCGGCCCTTGTCATTGGCTTGTCGGGGACCATCTTGGATTCAGTGTTATCATCGTCTGCCATGACTCAGATTCCTTTCAAGGAAAAAGCCGCGGGGAACCAACCATCGGAAGGTTCAGTCCGGGCACATGAACCTGCGTGAACATAGCCGGTGGGCCGAATCGCACTAGGTTCTTGAAGTTGCCGTTCTGGAGTTCGACGTAGGATGAAGTCACGTCAATGACCTGCCCGTAGAACCCCTTACCATCTGGTTTCACCACCAGCACCATAGCACCACGGAATCCCGAGATACTATGGAGAGCCAGCGGTGTCCAGCCGTTGAGCGCGCTCACCCCTTGAGAGTCTCAAGATACTGGGCGACCTGCCAGCGGGCATCCCAGTATGCGACGTGCGGAATGAAGCCCGAAGGAGTCGGAACCCACTTGGGATTGATGGCCGCGCGGCGCAACAGGGTGCGAAGATCGTCGACTCGATCATAGACCCACGGAACTTCGAGTCCGACTTCCTGCAACAGAGTTTCGATTGCGACAATGTCGAACTGTGGACCCTTCGAGCAGATGACGTAGTTGGCCTTGCCATCCTGAGTCAGAGCGTTGAACGTCTGAATGAGGCCGCGGCAAAGAGCGACAAGGTCCTGGAAGTCAGTGCCAACCGAGTAATCGAATCGAGCACGGGCTTCGTCGGCCTGCTTCATCCACCACGCGATGGTCGAGCCACGGATTCGACGAGGTGGATTGATATCGAGTTGCGGGTCTATCGGGTAGAACTGAACGTGCTGATGCGGGAGATACTCGCCCTCCGCCAGATCATACCCGAGCATCGCAACCTGAGTCACGACGGGACGGGCGCCGAGCGCGAGGGATTCGATATCGACCATGAGCAAAATGTCGGGCTGCAACGGAGCCGGAAACTTTTCGAGGTCGATGTGGTGTGATTCACTGGACATTGCTTTCACTCCATTAGAGCTTTTATCATTGCGTCCTCTGCGTTCGACTTACTTGATTTGGCAACGAGGACAGATTTGCCAGATGCAAGTTGTGTCATACCGACTTGATTCAAACGTTGCAGATCATTGACTGCTTCGATGAAGTCGGCAGCACGGGAATCGCGGTGGAACACGGCGCGCAGCTCGTCGACTTGGACCATGCCATGGCTGCGCAGGTATTCCAACATTGCTTGCTTGAGGGCCGCCAAAGGATTCATACCAAACTCACCAAGTGCGTCAGGCATCCCACGTTCGGTGGCCCTTAGGATTCGATGAGCAATCTCATAGTCATCCTTTACGATGATCATCGAACCTCGACTCGCGGCTATTGCCATGGCCAGCTTAATCAAATGATCGTAGCGCCGCTCATGGTAGTAGCTGAATCGCGGGTCATTTATCTCAAGTGGAAAATCATAGAGTGACTCGCTATGAGTCCGAGCATCGGGGGTCTCACGGAACTCGCCGGAAAGTTCATAGTAAGCGCGATTGAATCCTTCGTGAACCTTATCGACCAACTCAGGGGATGGGTCAACAGGACGAGGAACAAGCTTGTGTTTGCGTGAACCATAGACGAGGATCATTCGACTCAGAAAGCCCTGACCACCAGCTGCGGGCGGGAGGGACACGTTGATACTGGTCGGAGTCGAACAAGCCAACATGTTGATCAGCGGGTTCTTGAGACTTGTGAGTCCAGCCTTGGTGCGATACTCGTAGTCTTCGCCGTCCCACATGGTGCCCAAGAAGTCGAGCATCTGGAAATTGTTCTGACCGATGAATCGCGACAACTCCGTCGCCAGCACCATGATGTGGTGTTTGTCTGCCGCCGACACAAAGCCATGTTCGTTTTCCGACTCGTCGACAACATTGGTAATCTTGGCAATGTCTTGCAGCGCCAGTCCAGCCAGCGAGTCTTCTGCAATTGCCAGTTCCATATTGTCGATGAATTCTTTCTGCGTGTCTCCCTCCTTCATTGCTTCAACCAGACCTTGCCGCTGACCAGCGGTATCGGCGGGAGCGAATCGAACTCCAGTTGCCTTGCGCAACCTGCGCTTCATGATCCCTAGCGCGGTGGATTTTCTGGTGCCCGGCGTGCCTACGAGGACAACATATTGATTCGGAAAGATTGTCATGGGCCCGAATGGGAAATAACATCTACGTCCGAGGCAGGCGGCAAGCCCAGAAATCGCACTCCAAACATGGAATAGCCGAGGCGACTCAGTGTCTTCGACCATTTCCATGTAGTTGTTAAGGAAATCCGAATGGAAGTCCAGCGCCATGGGTCAGAGAACCCACCTGCATTGATTCACAAGTCGACCGAATATTCGACCGGCTTCGACAGCGAGGTCGTCGAGGCTTGAGTTGTTGTTGACCTGCATCTGCATCCTCGACGCGCCGGGATGGTTGACCCACTCGCGCGAGTCGTTCGTGAAGTCACAGCCGTTACGCATGACGTTGACGAGATAGACATTCGACGGGAGGTAGATGTTGCAGAGTCGATTGGTCTCTGCTTGAAACCCGGAGTCGGGGACGAGAATGACCTTCTCTGCACAGCCTGCGTTGCGTTCAAACAGCATGTTAGCCATGATGTGCTGGCCATATTGTTGCTTGAGGAACGACTCGGAAATGTCGATCATCAACTGGCGGCCGGTCCGATCGAACTGCGCAAACCAAGTGGTCTTGAACAATTCGTAGTCGAGAGCACCCGGAGCGCCGTAAGTCATGTCGCACATCTGGTATGCGATTCGACGAAGTGGCTCGGACAGGTGGTCGATGCGGGCGTCGAAGCCGCGGAATCGCATGTAGTTCTGAACCATCTTCGCCAGCGTATCTTTGCCGCTGCGCGGGGGTCCGTTAAAGAGGACGATGTGCATGATAGGAGTCCTAGTCTGCGAGGAAGAAAGCGAGGGCGGGTAACTCGGGGGATCGGGGCATGATAATCACCCGCCCTCGCTAGTTGGGCTGACTCTTAGAGAGTGTTGGTGGTGTCCACCGCATCCTTCAGAGCAGCCAGCTCGACTCGCAGCTGAGCCGCGGCGACCGGGGACATTTCGTCGAGCATCGAGCCAGCGTTGCCGTTGCCAGCCTGCGCGCCCGAGGTCGACGTCGAGTCAGGATCGGGGATCATGTCGATGAGAATCTGCACGGCAGCCGCGTCATTCGCAGCTCCTGCGTAGTTGCCCATCGCAGCGATTCCAGTGATTGCTGCCATTGTATTGACTCCTTTCTGTTCGAGGTTATTGCATCGCGCGGGCCACTGCGTCGCTGAATGACTCCTTGGATGTGTTCCACCCAGTCATCTTCTTACCCCAACGAAGGCCAAGTTCAGCTTCGGTTTTGACTCGCACCGTATGCCCGTTGATTATGACAGGACGTTCCATTACATACAACAGGTTATGTGCAGCTTCTTCGACTCGAGGGTGGTCGAGACTTAGCTGAACCGTAAAACTATCGTGCGTCTGCAAGAGGATGCGAAAGCCGTGGGATTCCAAATCCATCTTCCTCGGAGTGTCGCTAGCGTCAGGGTTCTCACCATCACGGAACGAGGGCGGTATATAACCGTGGTCAATCTCATACATCGTCCGATTCATGTTACCAGCGGTGTCGCTCTGCCCGATAAACCCGGTGGCTTCACGCTGTGTGCCTGAGTCGTTGGGGTCGCCCAAGAACCTGCGGGTCACGCCGAAGGCATTGGTCAAGACTCCCTTGGTGCGAAGCGCATCCGCGATTTCCTTGTAGTATTCCTTGTTGGTGAATCGTGGATACTTGCGACGATACGCATTCATGAGTGACTGGCAGCCGTTGATCAACTGCTCTTGAGTCCACTTGTGTGCGTCCTCGTGGCCCATGAGTTTCATAGCGGCAACCACCGCATCTTTGCCCATCGTCATGAACAGAGTCATGGCCGCCATCTGAAAATTCGTCCCATGGACGATACGCTTGGCGAGCTGTCTGACTCCGGTGGTCGGATGAACAATCAACGGGTCGCCAGCTTTCTTGCCCGCAACGATTTCGTCGTAGGGCTTCTTGAAGAACAACTCCCCGTGGACCGCGTGACCGTCGACTCCCGATTCGATAACAGCAATCTTGGCGGGGTCGTTCGCTTCGTATCCCATGAGCACGTCGTCTGACTGCGAGTAGTCAACGTCCATGAGAATACAACCGGGGTCGGCTACGAGGAAGTCACGGTAAGTCCCGCGAATGTTCTGCGCGTTAGTCCCGTCCCAGAAGTTTGAACCCTTCGAACTGAATCGCGTCGAGGTCGTGCCCGCCGGCGAGTAGCAAGTCCTGAAACGATCGGTGAAGAATTTGATTCCCGAAGTAACCTTGCCGAGTTTCTCGTCCCAGCGTCCGGTGACATTCGACATTTGTTTGCCGGGCACCATGGTATCTTCGAGTGCGTCGAGGATATACTTAAAGAGTGGATGCTCGGACTTGATTGCCTTGATTGCGATGGCGCCGGACGACGGAGCATTCTGGCCTTCGCGGGGTTTGTTCGGGTCAACGAATCGACCTTTGGCTGTCCGTTCCCGCGCGCCCAAAACATCGTAGAGCAACTGAGTCTTTTGGTCTGGCGAATTGACGTTGAACTCAGGGTCGTCGATCAGGTATCTGAATCGAGTCACGGCCTTGTCAAAGTCAGCCTGAAGCTGATCGCGGTGTTCGCCGAGTCGCTTGAAGTCCACCTTCACGCCACGCATCGAGATACGCAGAGCGCTAACGCTGCGCATCCAGACGTCACGATAGTTGAATCGCAGATGCTCGTTCGACGGCAAGTTGAAAACCTGCATCATGAACAAGCAATTGAACAACGTGAAGTAAGTATCGAGGGCGTTGTAGCGCCAGTAGCGTTCGTGATTCCCGCCGATCTCGTCCTTCTGTTCCGACCCCTTGATGTCGTCCTTCCAGTATTGGTAGTTGTCCAAGAGAATCGAACTGATGAAGTCCAGCGTCTTGGGCAACTCCATATACATGGCATACCACATCAACATCGTATCGAGCAGCCAGTTGTAGACTGAGACTCGATCGCGGATGAAGTAGCTAGAATCGTAGTTGCCGTTCTGCATCACCTTCAGAGCAGGGTTGTTGTTGATCGACTCCATGCATTGGTATGCGATGATATGGTCGATTTCATCCTGCCAGTAGACCCCGCCTTCCGAGTATTCGTCGTAGAACGGAATCACAAAGGAGCGGACGCGGCCGTCTGGTTTGAGTCCGGTGTATCCGCAGCAGGTAACTTGAGCGGGGAAGCATCCAGTTTCAATGTCGATTGAGATAAGTGCGCAGTCCGCAAGCCAATCGCGCGCAGCTTCACAATCGCGGGTTGTTCGACATACCGAATACACGAAAGGAGGAATCTTGCGTGTGCGTCCATGATAG